CTCCGACGCCTTGTTCTTGATTGCCGTCAGGCAGCCAGAGACAATAGTTGTAAAGGTGGTAGTCAAATTACCACTCTGAGCATTTGCGGCACTGGCAAAGTTCGTGACCATAGTGGTAGCCGCAGATGTTACTCTGGAGTTAGCATTTGTGAATGCGTTGATAAATCCATCAATACCGGAATTACCCAGTTTTGTCAGATTACTTGCGAAATTAGACATTCCGCTCGTGTCAACATTCTTAATGCCTGTAGCCAAATCCACAAGATTGCGGAACTCAGCAACCACACTGTTCAGTTTACCAGTATCTACACCACTAACACTGTTGTAGTAATTTGCAAAGGACTGACCAAAAGATACAAGTTGCTCGCCGAAACTTGCAATGTCGTTATCACCGGTAAACCAGCTTACAACACCACCTGTATTCGGCAGATTGTTAGAAAGCTCAACCAATGCCTTAGCAGCATTAGCTGAATTGGTTACAACATTTGCATCCAATCCGGTTACAGCCGTAGAATAACTCTTCATAGCCTTACCGAAAGGAATAAGTTGTTCGCCAAAAGTCGTAAGGTCATTATCGCCTGTAAACCAGCTTACCGCGCCGCCTGTATTTGGTACGGTGTTAGCAAGTTCTATCAGGGCTTGACCTGCTGTAACGCTATTTTGAATGACATCAGCTTTAATTCCAGAAACAGCATCGCCGTATTCTTTCATAGCCTTACCAAACGGTACAAGCTGTTCGCCAAATGCATCCATATCATTTTCGCCGGCAAAGAAACCGACAACACCTCCACTGTTCGGTACAGTTGTAGCCATCTCAGCGAGGGCTTTACCTGCCGTAGCAGCTTCAGTAATGACTTTAGCATCGAGACCGGCTACTTCATCTGCAAAGCTCTTCATCGCTTGACCAAATGGAATGAGTTGCTCGCCGAAAGCGTTCATATCATTCTCACCGGTGAACCAGCCAACAACACCACCAGAATTAGGAAGTGTAGCGGCCATTTCAGCCAAAGTCTTACCTGCGATTGCAGCGTTTGCAATGGTTTCACCATCAATGCCCGCAATTTCAAGCGAGAACTGCTTCATAGCCTTACCAAACGGAACCAGATCTTCGGCAAAGCCAGTAAGAGAGGAACCGCCAGTCAGCCAAGAAGTAATACCGTCAAGAATATTTGCGGCAGTCAGAACAAGGATGGTTTCAGCAAGAGCCTTAACACCATCCATCATAGAGGGGTCAATAGCCGACGCACCTTGTACGAACGGCTGAATATTGGTCATGAAACCAGAAAGATCAGTAGCAATCTGCGGGAATTGACTAGATACACCACTTGCAAACCCACCAACGATACCGCCAATGAATTTACCAATAGCTACACCAATACCCTGAAGCAAATCGCCACCCTCGTTGATAAGCCATTCCAGACCAGGAATCTGAGCTAATGCGCCAACTGCTGCCAGCACAAGAGCAAGCTCAGCAATAACTACACCCATACCAAGCACGCCAACCATAGCACCAGGAACCAACGCGGCAACGGCGGCAAGAGCAGCCATAATAGCCGACAACAGACCAATACCAACGATACCCTGAAGCAATGTCTCAGTATCGATACCCTTAAGAGCATCCACGATACCGGCAAAGAACGACATAAGTACATCGATAGCAGCCTTAATGAGACCAGGCAGATTACGAGCAATTCCTTCCAGAACTCCAATAAGGAACTGGAAGATAGAATCGACGATGGATGGAGTATATTCAACCAGCGCTTCAAGTACACCAGCAACGAGCTTTAATGCACCATCTGCAATGGCGGGAACGCACTCAACGAGCACATCAACGATAGTAAGCACAATAGCCTTGATAGCTTCGCCGATAGCGGGAATTCCGTCAATGAGTACCTGACAGAATGCAACTACAGCTTCACCAAGTTTCTCAGCTATTGCCGGAATAAGGGCTGCAACACCCGTGATGATAACGGTCAAAGAAGCAACGATTGCAGTTGCTCCGGCAGTACCAGCAGCGGCAAGAGCAGTCAAGCCTACCGCTAGAGCAGATAAGCCCGCACCAGCAAGAGCCAAACCAGCACCAATACCGAGAACAGATACACCGATAAGTGCAAACGCACCACTCAGACCAAGAATAGTAGGTACCAAAGGAGTAAGCACCAGACCTGCAACTCCGATAACAGTAAACGCGCCAGCCAATGCAACCAGACCCTTAGCGATAGCTTCCCAGCTCATAGCACCAAGAATACTAAGCACAGGAGTCATAACAAGTAGTGCGGAAGCAGCCACCAGCATAGCAGCCGAGCCAGCAAGAGTACCTGTCATGGCATTAAGACCAATGGCAAGAATAGCCATAGCGCCGCCGAGAGTCACTAAACCCTTGGCAATTTCCTCCCAAGTCATACCGCTCATTTTGTTGAGAGCATCTGCCATAACTACCAAAGCGGCAGCCACAGCAATAAGACCTGTTCCGATACCAACCATATTTTTAGGCATAAAGTTAACTGCTACCGTTACCGCTGTGAGAGCACCGGCCATAGCGACCAGCCCCTTAGCAAGCTCGCCCCACGACATCGAGGAGAAATCCTGCACCGCAGAAGCAAATATCTTCATAGATGCAGCAATAGCGATCAACGCTACGCCTGTAGACATTACATGTTTAGCGTTTCCAGTAAGATTAGTAAAGAGCGCAATTTCGCCAAGCAACACACCGATTGAAACCAGACCCTTAGCAATCTCATCCCATTTCATACCACCGAAATCTTCACAAGCAGATGCAAGCACTTTAATTGCTGCTGCCAATATCACAATTCCTGTAGCAGTCGTAATGGACTTTCCGCTAAACTTTGCAGTGTTCATAAACAGAGAAACTTCTGCTAACAGAACACCGACTCCAACCAGTCCCTTAGCCAGTTCATTCCAACTAAGTTCAGACAGGTCTTCACAAGCAGACGCCAATACTTTGATAGCGGCTGCAAATATAACCATCTGAGTAGCACCCTTCATGATAGTTTTCGAGTCACTACTCATAGCTTTAGCTGCTACTACCACAACAGCAGTAAGACCAGCCACGCCAGTTAATCCGACAGCAAGTTGTTTTACATCCAAATCGCCGAGCTTCTTCAAAGCACTGGCAAGGAGTAACACTGCTGTGGAAATACCAAGCATAGCGGCTACACTCTTAGTAACTCCAGATGCCTGCCCACTAATCTTGTTAAAGATAGCCATAGAAGCCATCAAATCAGCAAACAGAACGGTGATACCGCCAAGAGCAGCCGACATTTTAGCACTATCAATCAACGACAGTGCCACGAGAGATGCTGTGAGAATGGCAATAGCCGAAGCGATCTTCAGTAATGTTCCAGCCTGCAACTGAGACTGGTAAGCTTCAAAGCAACCTCTAACGCTATCGAGAATACCAATGAAAGACTCTTTGATACTTCCGATCTCGTCAATCGCCTGACGGAATCCACCAACGAATTTGGTAATACCTATCGCAATCGCACCGAAAGAAATGCCATTCAGCAAATCAATAATGCCACTGAAATTAGCTTCGCCCAAACTGGAAGTGATTGCGCCGCCAATGCTACCAAGAGCGTTTACGATACTGGATGCGATCGTTTTAACAGCGTTCCAGATAGTCTGGAGGATCTGCACAAACTCACAGTTTGCAAGAGCTTCACCTATAAGCTCAAAAGCAACGATTACGCCACTCTTCATACTTCCAGCAGCTTCTCCTACTTGAGCCATTCGAGTCTGAACACGCTCAAGAAGATTGTGAAATAACTCGAAGCCAGGAATCTTGAAGTTTTGTGCTACGGATGTAACGAAGTTTTTAACAGCATTAGCCGCTGCCTTAATGAAGTTCACAATACCGCCAAGAACCTTGTTGAAAATATCAGTCGTCTCAATCGTTTCATTAAGCTTGACCAACCATTCGCCAAAAGAACCTGTGATACTGAGCAAGCCACCGCCAAGATCACCAACGCCTCCAAGAAGAGAGCCAATAGCTTTAACCACAGCCATAAATGCGTTACCGATAATATCAACAACGGCAAACAATCCCTTGAATGTACTCTTAAGATTGTTGGATGCGGTTTCACTCAAAGTAAATCGCTCAGTCAGTTTTCGTAAACCTTCAGTAATGTTATAAAGTTGTTCCGCCGTCATCGGAGGGAATATTTCGCTAAACGCCTCCTTGATCGGCGCAATTACACTCATCAAACCCTTAGCCGCATTCCACAATGCCTGAATAAGATTTTCTCTACCCGACGGACGAAGCATTTTATCTGCAAATTCGTCCATTGAAATAGAACCATCTCTCAAACCAGAAGCAAGTGTTTCGATTTGTGTAACCATTTCAGAAGTATATCCGGCAGCTTTTCGTTCTTCTTCAGTCATTCCAGACATTTTACCCTGAAGATTAAATACTGCGTCGGATAATGTTTCAGAAGATATAACACCTTCCTCTAAACCTTTCTTGAGAGCATCACTAAAGCTGTCGGAATCAGCTACCATCTGGTCGAAAGCATCACCATTAACTCTGGCTACTTCCTGGATAGCCTCGATATATCCGGCTTCATCGGCGATACCAGCATTCAAAAGCTGTTTCAAACCGGAACTCATAGCTCCGCTTAACAGCTCATTTCTGGCTTCTGCCGATTTAGACAGCACATCGCCAACCACATTAGAAACTTCAGTTAGCACTTCTTTTGCTTCTTCGAAGTCACCAATAAGGATTTCCCAAGTTTGAGTCCAGCCGGACTGAACCGTTTCTTTCAGTGTGTCAAACAACTGAGTGAAAGTCTTAACCTTAGTTGCAGCATCCTCAGCCGTCTTAGCCATATCCATAATGGATTTAGCCTGCTCTTCTGTGAATCCTTGCTGAATAAGGTCTGCTTCGCTATAAGCTCCAGCAAATTGTTTAAGAGTTTCAGTCAAGACTTCAGTAGTCAACCATTCACCCTTAGTAAGCGATTCTCTAAAGGAACCATAAGAATCAATGGCAGCCTGAGCACCAGTGCCAAGAAGCTCTGAAGTTCTAATCAAAGCATCTTGGAATACCTTACCGCCCATACCAGCATTAACTACCGAGTTCCAGTCCATAAGAGAAACTTTACCTGCGGCAAGAGCCTGAGAAAGCTGATACATAGCTGTACTTGCCTGCTGTGAAGTAGAACCGGACACAGCCGCAAGGTTAGCAATACCTTTAATCGAATCCACTGAGGTTTGCAGATCAACACCAGCAGCCGTAAAGGTACCAATGTTTCGTGTCATTTCAGTGAAGTTGTAAATGGTTTTGTCTGCATATGTATTCAGCTCATCTAATGCACGATTGACTTGTTGAAGATTTGTTCCCTCGTGAGAGGTATTAGCCAAAATTGTCTGAACAGCACCAATCTGGGTTTCATACTCTGCAAAACCAGTCTTAATCGGGTCGATAGTAAACGACGCAATCATCTGTTTGCCAGTATTGACAATGGAATTAGTGATGTTTGAAAGTGCGGTTACAGCCATGACTTCCAAAGCAGAGAACTTCAAACGCACTGATTCAACAGCATTGCCGAGTCCACTCATGTTGACTTTCTTAGCAGCATTATCAATCTGTTCAAAGCCTTTAGTAGCTCCGTTCATATTCAAACTGCTTTTAAGCTTGTCGAGTGTATTTAAGCTCGCTTGAACATTGCTTTCAAACTGCTTATTATCGAATCGCATTTCTACGACTCTTTGATCGATTGTTGTGCTCATAGCTTAGTAACCTCCTTCCACGCTTGATTTGCAATTTTGTCAAAAATAGGCTGGATAGCAGGATTGATGTAGTCTCGCCCCTGTACCCAGCCGCCGTTACGAGTTCCATGACCATATTGCAGGATGATCGCAATGGGAACTCCATTTTGAATATTTGAGTTGTAAAATGTTATTGTTGCCGATCCATCTTTGATTACAATCTCGTAATACCATGAATTGGCAGTCCGACCAGTATCGACAGGAGTTGCAGACGCAAGGGCGGCGACACCTTCTCGGCCGTACTTGTCAAGATCTGCAAGCCGAACGGCCTTTTTAGCGCCCTCCATAAACTTTATTGTCTTGGAGACGTCGCCCTTATGTCTGAATGTAACCATATGCGAACCTCTTATGCTTTCGTAAAGCTACCTTCGTCTACCCAGCCATAAACATTGCTACCGCCACCAGTAACAGCGACCAAATGGTAAGGATGCTTACTCTTACCAACCCGATAGATCCGAGTGATCTTAGCTTTGCCAGCCTTACAAGAAGGACCAGTAGTAGCATTAGCACTCTGGTAGTGACGATTACCAGTAAAGTTGACAATGTCGCCTACCTTAGGAGTCCAAGAGCCAGACGGAATCTTAATTTTCTGTCCCACATGAATGAGATTCGGATTGGAGATTCCATTATAGGCAGCGAGCTTCTGATAAGTAGTTCCATATTTGGAAGCAATACCGGACAGAGTATCTCCGGATTTTACAGTGTAAATTGTGTCACTCTCAGAAGTAGACTCCGTAGGAGTAACAGTCGGAGTCGTAGGAGTTACGACCACACCTCCAAGCTTGGCAGTTACTTTTTCTGCCAAATCTCCCATGCGAGCATACATCCAATCACCGGGACAACTCTTATTTGCAAACCAACGATGAACGGTCAATACCATCTCGTTGGACGCAGGCGTATAATTAAGGGTTTTAGTCTTATCGCCAAGCCACAAAAGCTTAGTTTTACCATTACGCTTACAAATATCGACGCACAGATCAATCAGCTTGTTATAAACCACATCCTTAAATGCATAAGGTGCTTCTGTATCGCTTGCGCATTCGATTGTTACAGCTCTCTGATCGTTAGCACTGGAAGAGGAACACCAAGAACGATTCTTTTCCTCTACATACATGCCAACTCTACCATCTACGCCGATACCATAGTTACTAGATGCCTGACGAGACGCAGGGGCAAAGATATTACCCAAAGTCTCAACAGTGCATTGACCAACTACGCAATGCGGCGTGATACGATCAATCTTCATGGTTCTCTGACCTGAATGATTCGGACTTAATTTGGTATAAGACACCAATGAACTATTACTCATAGTGCTTTCCTCCTTCTTCACAGTGGTCGAGCCAGAATTGCCAGCATATTTGTTATAATATGTCTGACCATATTCAGCTCGTTTGACTTTAACAGCCTCGCTCTGATTTGCGGGGCGTTCGAATTTAGTTAAAACGATATCAGACGCTTCTCTGACACTCTTTGCAGACTTCAACACTGCCAAGACACTCGTCTTATAATTTTCGGATAGTTCTTTGTACAGAAAGTTGAGCTGCATATCGAGAGAACCAATAGAAGCACCTACAGATTTAGCATAAGCGAGTAGTGCAGCCTTACGAGTGTGGTAAGTCCACTGCGCAAGACCATATCCAGCACTATCCTTTGCAAAATTCGTGTAGCTACCGTTATCTACAGCAGCCGTATATTTCTCATCAGACATACCCAGAGATTTTTCATAGGTATTCTGAAGATTATTAGGTCTAAGACCACTTTCGGCGTTAAGATTACCCATCAATCCGGCAACGCCATAAGCATTACCAATCTTCCCCAAAAGAAAAGACCAAATTTTCTGTTCATTACTCATTTGGCTTGTCCTCCTTTGTGGAATTGATCTGCATAATCATCTGCACAACCTTGTCATAACCAACAGTGGAAACCAAGAAGCCAAGGTACATCAGTACGACTACTTCAACACCGATCTTCAAGGTAAACGCTGTATCTGTCATGATGAGGTAGCATACGCTGATAGCACAAGCAAGCAAAACAGAAACAATAGCAGCCAGTACATTAGATGAATACTTGATGCTGGTTTCATTCAACAGCTTCTTGATACCTTCAACTGTCAGATTTGTAACCACAGACACAATCAAAAGACCTGTGGTCATGTAACTAATAGGCATATGTCACACCTCCTCATAATTTGTAGTTTCTTCTGAACCACTTTCTCGTCTCAATCGTTCCTCACGCTTTTCGAAGAATGTCTCGAAAAGAGCTTTCAGAAAATAACCAAGCATCACACCAACAATAGTCGATGCGATTGTACTGGAAAGTGATTCAGCAATCTGGATTTGGCCCATAAACGCAAGCACATAAGACAGTTGCAAATCGATTAGCGAAACAGCCAAAATAATTGTAACTGCCTTTTTTGTATAGGTTTTGAGCCATTTTTCGTATGTCTTGTTTTTACGCTTCATGACTATTATCCTTTCGAATTAAAACGACGCTTATTAGCGGCATTCAATGCTGCATTGCGCTGGAAGATTTCACGCTTGCTTCTCTTTTTCGGAGGAGAATTCTTAACATTACATACTCGAATAAGTGTCAGAAGACGGTTCAAATGCCATTTCTGAAACTCAACAGGTATGTTGTAAGCAATCATCCAATAATAAATAAGCTCCGAAGTAACTGTATCTTTGTTTCCTTTCTGAGTTTTGTCCTCATAGAAACGAGTTGCAGTCATCGGAGCTTCAATATAAGCATTTATTGCAGCATAGTTTTCGGCTGATAGTCTTGAATATACTTCTGGGTCTACATGTTGGGTTATTGTCATACATCTGACATAATCAAGAATTTCTTCATCAGTTTTTTCTTGCTTGCCTAAAAAGGCTTTATTCCACTTGCTTTCCCATTTTGAAAGAGAGACCAAAGAATGCTCCAACTGCAAAACCTGTTCTTTCTTGTAGATGAACTCTTCGTTGATCTCGTCGAAATACTCAGCAGCCGGTACGATGATTTTAAGCATTCTTTAGTCCTCCGAGTTTTCGATATTAGTTAGTTGCCACGGGAGCTACAGCAGGTGCGGCAGCATTACCCTTAGAACGCATAACAGCATTCACGAAATCGGCAGCATACTTATCATTAGTGACAAGCTTCTCGAACAGCACTTCATAAGCAGGAGTCTCCATAAAGGAACGAGAAATCTCCTCGGACTTCATGAAGCGTCTGCCATCTTCGCTCTTCTCACCATAAGACTTGGCAATGAAGTTCTCGAAGAATTCCATGATCTTTGCGCCATTGAGATCAGCAGCAATACTTCTAAGCTGGACATCATAGCCGCCCTTAGCACTTGCCTGCATCTTCACGATTTCGGGCTTGGACAGATCGAAGTAAAAATCTTCGGTTCTCTGAACACCGTTCAGGTCGTTGTAAGTAATAGTTTCCTTATGCATAATTAGTTTCTCCTTTCAGAATTAAAAAAGTTGGAGCCGCCAGCTTACCTGAATACGGCCCCATTAGATTTAGTTTGTTAGATATTAGCCAGCAGCCTGCGCAGTCTCATTGAACATAGCAATGATCTCATCAGGCAGAGGCAGACGAGGTGCAACAGCGTCATTTGCACCTTCAGCAGTAGCATCCTTACCGTACAGGATTTCCTCCAGCTTAGCCATGAATTCCTTGCTAAACTTGGTAGACTCGAAAGTCAGAGTAGCAGTAGGCTTCAGCTTCTTACCGTCGATGACAGTATTGATAGCCACAGGAGTAGTGCTAACCTCCCAAGACATAGTAGAAGGCTCAACAGAATCGCCGATAGTATCGTGACCCTTTTCGGAAGGAGCAGCCAGACAGCCGTAAACCAGATGCAGCTTATAACCGTAATCATTCAGCTCAGTATCGTTACCGATGATAGTACGATAAGCAAAGCCGAAAGTCTTACGAGACTGCTGACCAGCAAACATACCAGGCATGATCTCAACAGAACCATCACACTCAGCGAACTCAGGGGGATACATAAATGCTTCAATAGTGCAACCAAACTCCTCGTTGCTTACGATGTTAGCATACTTGATGTTATCAGCGTAGATAGGAGAAGCCTCTGCACCAGAAGGGCTTTCGGTAACATTAGTCAGACCATTCCATGCAACACCATTGCCGTAAGTGCCGCCAGCCTGCATAGGGTAGAGAACGCCATGGTCGCAGCCGACTTCATACAGACGCTCACCAATTTTATCCCAAACAATTTTGGACATAATATTTTCCTCCTTATGAATTAGAAATAGAGCAAGAAACGCCAATTATTTAGGTTCTCGCTTGTAAAATGTCGATCGAATTGACACATAGGCAGTTGCGCTAATATGTCAACAAAAGAGCTATCAGGATTCTTATCGATCAAATTCACCCAATATCTCTTATGTGATAAATATACCCTGTCATCAGCGTGCGTGTTCTCGATGTGCTCAAGACCGTAAACGATGGCAGGGTAATTCATCTTAACTGACTCAGGAGGTTGAAAATACACATTTCGACTCCCCAGAAGGTCTTCCAACAGGGACTGTAGATCTAGTCTATTCGCCATTGTATACACCTCCAATAGTCAGTCGTAGTCTATGGTACTGAACTTCAACACTTGAGATTTTCCATTTAGCACCCATAAACTCAACGTACTTCATCAAGTGGAAATTCTCACTGGCGAACGGATCGGCTAAGATACTGATCTCATTCGCAACATTGATGTTGTCGTTGAGTTGATCTGCTGACTGAAGTTTCCTTGTGTTGCGGACCAGTTCACCGTAGTACATACGCTCGGTAATCTTTTCTTCCCAAACACCAGGGGCTGTTTCTTCAGTTACAGCATAGCCGATTGGTCCGTAGAATTTCGCCATTTTGAATTTCCTCCTCGACTACTTGACTCCACTTAGACAGTAGCAGCCGCAGCAGCTTCCAGCTCTTCGATAACGATCGCAGACTTGATGCGAGTGAGCTGACCAGACTTACGAGTCTCAAGCAGAGACTGGAGCTGGTTGAACTTGATATCGAAGTCAGTGAAGTGAGTGATGTCGCCGCCCTTAGAAGCACCATAACCATAGTCGGCCATGTTCACGCAGATAGCGTGCAGCTTATGCTTCTTGCCGTCGGCATCAGTACGAACCTTACCCTCGAACTGAGTAACCTCATAGATATTGGCAACACCCAGAGCCGCGGCCAGTTCAGTGTCAGTCTCGTAGATACGACGACCGTTACGGTCACGAGCCAGAATCATAGTGTTGTGCATATCGGTAGTAATGAACAGGTCAGGCTTACCAGTGCCACGGAAGTCCTTACGAGCCTTGCGCAGAGCAGTTACCATAGCCTCAGCATAGATAAAGCTCTCGCCGAAATACTGCTCAGTGTTGGAACCCTGAAGCTCCTTAGCCATAGCAGCGAAGTCCACATCCTTATGGATAGTGTACAGTTCATCATCAGTCCAGATAGGACGGATCTTATCAGGGAAGATCTTCTCAGGATCGCTGTCAGGACGGTCATCACCCAGCATAGTAGCAACAGCCAGAGTTTCCTTCAGAGAAATCTGGTCGATGCCATACTGGAACTGAACATAATCGAAATCTTCGATGTCAGTAACATCGTCACGATGCAGCTCAGAAGTAACATAGACAGTCTGAGGGTCGGTAGTACGTCTTACCAGAGCATAGTTGCCGGTAAGATTCTTCTTATTGCCCTTCTGATAGCCCTTAGCCTGAAGAGCATCAATATTGCGGATGTCGACATGGGAAGTACGGACACGACCATGAGGAATCTTCTGAGTCTTAGCCATGATAGCATCAACCCAGCCCATATCATTGGTAATCAGTTCAGGAGTGCGACCAGGATGAGCCTCAACATACTCAGGGAACATCGTGGATACATTACCGTTGCCGGTCTGAGCGAAACCGCTGATAGTAATGTCAGCGTGCTGGAGCTCATTCTCCTCGGCATAAATTTTCATAGCGGTCTGGAGAGAACCAACGTTGGGAGACTTAGCCAACTTCAGAATCTCACCCTGAGCCGCGTGGGACAGAACATTCTTCTTGTCCTGCTTGTCGTTGTCAAAGACATTATGTTTCATAATTGTTTCCTCCTTATTGGATTCAGATTTCTTATCGGGATCTTCGGAGTCTTCATCAGACTCGCCTTCGGACTTACCTTCCAGAGCCTTAGTCACCATGTAATACATAGCGTTCTGCTGTTTTTCGTTCATAGTGCCAATGATGTCAGCGATAGTCTCGTCATCGCCATCCTTCTTTTCATCAGGCTTGCTTTCGGGTTCGTCCTTCTTGTCAGCATCTTTCTTGTCATCATCGGAATCGCTATCCGCATGAGCAAGAACCAGAGGCAGACCAGTATAGATGATTGCTTCCTCGTCAGAATTCTCGCCATGAGCGAGCATAGAGTCGATGAAAGCACCGGGATTCGCGCCTTTATGCACCAGACTTACTTCACAGATGCAACCGTGAATAACATCAGAACCATTCTGTCTAAGCTGATTTGCATAAATAGACAGCGCTTTAATGTCGCCGTGTTTAACCAGGGCTTTACCAATTTCACCGGATTCAGTGTCATTGAAGAAGCCATAGGTATACACGCCTTCCTCACGATTCTCAAGCCAAGCGTGGCCAAGAACATTGCGAGGATCGTTGTGCTGGTGATTCCAAACCAGCGGAACCTGAATTCCATCATTTTCCTTAAATGCATTATGGCGAATAACTCTGCCGTCGGAGCACTTAAGGTCATTTCTGGTAGCCCAGCCGCTGAAATCACAAGCTTCAACCTGGAATGCTTTTTCCATTTTGAATTTCCTCCTTATTTCGAAATTGTTTAGAGACCCTTTCACTCAAAAGAAATTACTCCGGTTCATCCACCATCTCTTCTGAGACAACTGGAGTTTCCGAAGTTGATTCGCTCGGCGCACTCAAGTTTTTATTCCTGAGTTCATCAGCCCTCGGATCATCCGAAGGTTTCATGCCGACAACCTGCCTGATTTCATTCGAAGTCATAATTTCATTTCGAGTGAATTTATCAGCAATTTCAGCGATGTCGTTCACCGGTACAAGTTTGAACGGGTCTCTAAAGAACGAAATCGACTGGAGTTGTGATCTGGCAGTTTTGGTTAGAAACTTTCGTTTCATTTCATCAACAATCGCAGAAATGATAGGCTCGATAGTTCGGTTGTTGTAGTTCAGCATAGTCTTTTCATCTGCCGTACCATCCAAAATGCTCTGAGTGATTCCCAACTGGCTGTATAGCATACTCGTTAAGTATTCAATCTGGGTCATCAGGTTGTTATTGACAGAACGATTCAACTGTGTGATTCTTTCGGTACCATCGGTATAAGCAATACCGTATTTGGAACCAGCCAACTGACCTTCAATATCTTTACGCCTGTTTTCGGCTTGTTGACGCCTTGCTTCCGTCTTGATGACATAAGGTAGCTGGATAATCAAATCAAGTTTTCCAGAACCACTCTGTTCATCGATGACGTCGAGTAGGTTAAGTTTACGAATGAGCCTCTGCATAGTTGAGTTTGGCTCATTGATAACTGCATACAGCGGATTTTCGATGATAGCCACTGTACTCTTTGGTAACACGATGTCTTCTTTCTTGCCGCTCAGTTCATTGTAAACACGGACACGAACATGCATCGGATACCAATCTAAGATTTGACCGACTCTCATAGATTGAATATCGTAAGAACCGGTAATGTTGGGATTTGTCGTAGTATCAACAGGAACAATAGCCACGCTACCTTCATCAAACATAGAAATAACTACATCTTGAATAAAGGCACGAGCTGTTTGATCGATATTAGCCTCGACAGTAAGGCAATTATTCAACCCATCCTGAATAACGGAAATGAATCGCTCATTTTCGTCCAATCGAACATGCTGAATTTTAAGAGCTGCTACATCGAGAGCGATACGATTGTAAACCGAAGTGACGATCGATCTTTCATTGCCTCTTGATAAACGCGGTCTATCTGCACGATAGGCATAGCTCATACCCAAATTTTGATAGTTCATCAGGGTATCGCCATTAAAAGCATTCCAAGCATGTTTCAGCCTGGAACCAAAGGACATTTCCATTTTGAATCGTCACCTCCTTTACACCATATCAACATTTTTCTTCTTGTACGCGACGCGACCAGATGCCCAAATGCCGTTCTTCAGTTGAGCCATATCATAGCCTCTATCAGCAATCGCCATATGGACGCCGACTTCGCCACGCTTGGCTACAAACTGTACTACTCGCCCCGAAGGAGCAGTAATATTTTTGGTAGACTGATTCATCAGTTCTGCCATCTTACGGTTATAAGCATTGATAGTCGCCGAACTGAGCTTCCCTTTAGAAGTCAAAGCATTCGGGTCACGCAAAAGTTGATCGGTATATTGATCGAGTTCCTTAGAAATATCTTTTCGAGCCTTAGACACAATTTTGTCATGGTTTTTATGTGCCCACTTTGCATCTTTTTGCTCCAAACGCTTCCGACCAGCAGGGGTCAAAGAACCGTCTTTGTTCTGATAACGACGAACACCCCAATGCATTCCTTTAATGCCGTGATGATTAAGCTCGTCCATTTGACCACCTCCTTATTCAAAAGCGTCACGATTAAGTTTGTAAGCAATGTAAGCATCCATCATAGCTGCAACAGCATCGATCTTTTGCTCATATCGCTTCTTAAGTAATTTGCGGTTTCCGTTTGTATCTTCAAGGGTAATACAGTTACCCATAGCAAAGGTCATAAGGTCCTCGTCAAAGAGAAGCATTCTTTCTTCCGAAAGTTTCTTCAATTCGCCAAGCGGAACCGATTCAGTCTTAGCACCCTGAATAACCTTTTCGATTCCAAACGGACCGTTTTCTTGTTCCCATCGTGCAACGAACTCTTTGGCATTATAAGGGTCAAAGCCCAGACAGCGGACATCATAGCCACACTCAGTAATGTGATTGTCTAAGTCTTCATAGACATCCATCATGTCAAGCACAGCGCCCTCTAAAACAATTAAACTGCCCTCAGCCATGAATTGATCATACTTGATTCTCATAGCGGCAGGCAGCTTCATTAAAGTTGTAGAGGTTATGTAGTTTCGTGTCTTAATACCAAAAGAACCATTGGATAATGGAAATAAGAAAGTGAAGGCACAGAAGTCGTCACCTTGAGACAAGTCTGCGCCAAGAGAACAAGGCATCTGCCAATAATCTCTCTTTCGATGTGGTAGGGTTTCTTCGTAGGTGAAGTAATAGGTATAGCCCTCCATAGGCAAACCAAAACGCTTAGCAAGAATATCGTTTCTGGCAGCCGGAGCTTTTTCAGCTCTTTCTACATCCAACTGATAAGTTTCGTAACTTACCGTCTTACCAAGGTTAGGATTAGCCTTAACCCACATCTCAGGATTGCCAACTTCATCGATGGAATCCAATTTATACCACCAAATAGACACATGAGGGTTGATGTAATCGCCCTTGAGGATGTCCATCAACTCCATTTTGATTGTGTCGCCGCTTCCGTTACGAACAGTACCCTCTGAACTGATTGCTACGATAATGTAGTCATTCACCTTAGAGGCACCCTGCTCGATTGCACCGATAACATCCTCTCGAATGTCGCCGGAAAGCCATTCGTCTACTGTAGCAACTTTGATCTGTAAGCCCTGAAGTTTGTTAATACTCATAGGACGAACTTCCAGCAAAGAACCGGTCAAGAAATTCTCGACACCTTTCTTAGTAGATGCCAGCTTAGTTCGGTTGGCTTTGGAACCAGTGGTATTCTGCAACGAGCCTTCTGTCAAAAACTGAAACAGAGGTCCTCGGGATCTTGTGATGGCAGTACGCAGAGGAGACATTACTTCCTCAGCCTGCTTCATGGTCGGTGCAGTCGTAATCTGATGAGTAGTAGAGGTATCAACATTAAGAAAATAGCCCTGAAGTGTGGAAGCATACATAGACTTCGCTGCACCTCGGGCTACAATCAAATACTGTTTATTGATAAGTCTTTTCTTAACAGTTTTTCGGACATAATGACCGCCATGACCATCAGAGTTTGGCTGATATACGCTTCTTTCAACGAAGTAATACCAACCGAAGATTTGTTCGCCCCATAACTTAAAAGTATCGAGCAAACTAAGATCTGAACCGTCGGTCAATGTGAGTTCTGCTTCGCAATACGCAATCCATCCCTCAACTGCTTGATCGTCATAATACACGCCTGGGTTAGCGATTAGATCATCAATGCGGTTCATTTCCATTGAGATCTCTTTATTTACCGGAATTTCCCCTCGAAGTACGGCATCACGAAACATGCCGTAATATTTAGGGACGGCAGTGTTAGATAATGCCATAATGAGTTCTCCTTACTTCTTAATCATCTCGTCAACAATCTTCTTGATCTTGCCATAATTGTTGTAGATGGTAAGAGCAGTGGTGGTCGCTGTGGCAACACCGGTAGCCACCTTCATGGCTTTAGAGACAAACTCTTTTCCCTTATTGGTGTCAGAATCGGTCAACTGGCTGTACTGCTTTTCCATCTGAAGACGATTTAAGCGCGTACGAAGTTCAGCATCGCTCATATCTTTTACACTTTTTCCGCTATGAGCTTTATTGTAATCTTCATGAGCAGGATCTTCCGAACGAGATTGTTCACGCTTTTTACCTGCGGCCGTGCGAGTACCGTCTTCATTCTGGAAACGACGGACACCCCACTTTTGACCTTTGATGCCATGATGCTCAAGCATCTCTTCATTCTTTTCCATTTTGAATTTCCTCCTCTCTTTAGTCTGGGTCAACGGTTACATTGATACGCCACTCAAGTTCTTGAATCTGTCGATTGATAGACTCAATAACTGCGGAACTCGAAGAAGTTGTATCAAATACCAGCTTAACCTTGAGATAGACATAGGTCCTCACCATTTCGAGACGAGGATCATCATACAGAAAGTCTGACCAAACTGTGCTTGCGTCTTCGATACGGAAACCTTCTTCAGGACCGACACCGAGCTGCGTAAGAACAGAGAAAGCCGAGTTAATGTGCATGATGATGTCTACATCAAAGTGCTCATACTCTTCAACGATTCCGAGCAGCTTTTTAATTGATGTCAGTATACTTTCCATATCGTTCCTCCTTTACTGTCTTACGGCAACGAACTTCTTCATGCAGAAACCTTCAATGCCAGTAACGGTACAGACTGCATACCAGTCATCGGTAGAAGCATCGGGATCAATCTTGAGTTCATCAAGACAAGTCACGATAACCACTACATCGGAATCCTTATTGGGTTCCTTACGAATATTCAGTTTCAGACAATCAGTAACAACACCGATAATATCCTTAACTACTTCTTCGTTTTCTTCGACCCTGATGTCCTCAGCGATTTCGGTAGAATCAACAAGAACGGGGTCTTCGTGATGTGTGTGAGACATGTGAAATACTCCTTTCATATTTTTCGCCAAGGGCAAGTGTCATTGCGACTTCGCTGAATTGGCGCAATAATCAGCAAGCTCTCATCCCCATAGTGAATTGCATTATGGGTATTAAGCTTTGTGCAAATTGCGTTTTCAGGATCGAAGACGCAAGGATGTCGATTAAGAATGTCATCATAGGTGATAGGATTTAAGTGATGAATAAGAATAGAGCCATAAATCTCAAACCCTGGAACACCAAGATCACACCCATTATCGCGAATAATAATTTCATCTCTGAAGCTCAACCATTCATCTGAATGATATAGTTCCTGATTTAGCCAACGCTGAAAACCAAAAGTTTCTTTGCCGACTACACCATCCAATTTCAAATAACGAAAGCGTTCCTCAAAAGTTGGAAGAGTAATCAGTTCTGAATAAGTTCTAAAACTCATCCTCTTCACCTCCAGCACCAGAATATTTACGGAATGCTGTGAGGGCTTTCTCATAGAGTTCTTTCGCCTCGCCATTAGAATTGATGCTATTGGTTTTTGCATCCAATAATTTACTCTGCTTTTCAAGAATCTCTTTTTCAAGTCTCTCCTTGGTAGAACCGAGCTTCAGATAATGTGTAATGACTTGAGAAGAAGCAGTTCCATCTCTGAGCTGCTGTTCAGCACATTTGACAGCCAATGAAATCATAAGATTTTCTTGAGCTTCAAGCGACATTGGTGGTCTGGATGTACTTTGCGATTCAGAAGAGCGAGAAGCTTTTGCTTTTGGCATATTTACTGCCTCCTCTCTTAAGAAATGGTACAGGTAACAGGACTTGAACCTGCACGAGATTTTCTCTCAATAGATTCTGAGTCTATTGCGTCTGCCAATTCCGCCATACCTGCCTATATTTACAGCACTTTCATATAAAGGAGAATTCCTTTTATATGGGTTTTAGTACAGTATTTGAGAGAACTTACAGAGCCGGCTTCCTGGCATTCACCGAAAGGAGAAAAGAAACATGAAAGGAGGTCCACTTATGGAAGTAGTTCCAGCCCTGCAAGCTCGCTCAAATACTGTACCGGGTCGAAAAAGGGTAAAGACCATTCCCAAAAATCACCCCCGGAGATTTTTTTAAGACCGGCGCGATGTGGGAGGGGGTGTAGTTTTGGCAGACCCCCCTATACCCTTTTAAGCCTCAATACCGTAGTGCTGATAGTGTGATATTGTGTAGAAAACTACAAAAGATTGAACATTTACTTTTTTTTTCAAATGTTTTTGTCATAAGAAAAAGAAAGTGAGGGAAGAACCGGTCAAAGCTCTTTCCCTCAACACAAAGTTAAGCAACTCGTTTTACTTTCTTATAGATGTTCAAGAAGTCATGCTTAATAATTTCATCGATTGCTCTTTCAATTTCTTCATCGTTTTCTTGGTCAGAGAACTGTTCAGAAGTTTTAGCAATTCGAGCTAAGTAAGCACAAGAATAGTAACCTTTGTCGACATCAAACCTGAACCAATCGGAGAACTGTTCGAATGGATCGAAAGGATTGTCGAATGTGGTTAATGCAACAGAGCCATTCATACTAGGTCACTCCTTTCAATTCAAGTAATCGGACACAGTGCTTGTTGAAATGCCTAGGGCTTCAGCAATCTCAGAGGTGCTATAGCCAGAAGCATTCATAGAGGCAATCTTATTTTGCTTAGCTTGGCTAAGTGTTGTTGTGGCACGGGGAGTAGCACGCTGTCTAAGACTATCTATGTCCACATTGTCGATGATCTGGGTAAGCTTATTCTCACTGATAGCACCGGCTTGAATAGCTTCCCATTCTCGGTCTGTTATTTTAATGGTCTCTCTTTTAGCACCAACGGAGGCACGAGCTTGAGTCAATGCCTGCTGGGATGCTTTCTTTATTTCGCCACTTGTCATGCCTGGGTTATCCTGTTTCTTAGCAGCTACTATAGCATTAGCCATGGTCTGTGCCTGTCTTTCGCGAGGGGCATTCTTCAGAGCCACGTTTAATTTAGCATTAAGGGAGTCTACTTCTGCTTGGTAGGCTTCCTTAGCAGATGCGGAGTACGGGACTTTACCAGTTGATAAGATTTCAAGACGGGCTTGATTGCCGAGGGCCTTCATTTTATTGGCATAGTTAGCATATGCACGCTCAACAGGGGTGTCGGCTTCGGATACAAGAGAATAGGCATCTTTGGCTTCGGCCATTTTAGTTGATGGCTGGGTACGAACCTTAGTTTTGCCGGTCTTCTTGTCAGTGTAAATAGGATCATCTACATTTTTCCAAATCAATTCGCCTGTCTCTTCATCAATGCGGGGGCTTCCTTGACGCTTGACCACCGATACCTCTGATTTAGCACGAGATATTAGTGTAGAAGCACCTTCATGGTATCTTCCATCCTCGTCAACAGTACCTTGATACTTCTTTTTCAAAGAGGCAATACCGTTATCGATTTCACTCTGCTTATAATCAAGCTTATGTTTTTCAGCATCAATAACGACCATACTATGACGTACTGCTCTTGCAAGCTCATCCTGAGTAGCACCTTTCAAAGTCATGTCTGTGATAAGGTTAGATACAACACCCATCTCTTTCTGAGTGTTTCGCATTGGCTTAAATGACCCTTCAGGTTTACCACCATACTCAAGTTTAGGATCAAATCCTTCAAGTCCCTTAAGAGGAGGAGTAGAAGTAATCTTTACCTTACTATTTCTTGAGTTGCATGGAATGACCATGACAGTGTCGCCATCAAAGTCAGCGCCAGACAAACGCTCTGCAACTTTGCTGTTAATACCGATAGCATCTTTAGGTGTATTACCTAATACTCTTCTTGCTTCTGCCTGTTTATTATTAACAGTCAAAATAGGAATTTCAAAAGTACCACCATGAGGATATCGAATCAAGGCAACTGTTTCACCATTCTTATAGTTGGGTGCATAAACCTCGTTATCTTTCATAGATGTGATAGGTAAAATTACCTGATACTTCTGACGAGGCAATGCAGCAGCCTGAAGATGTACAGCAGCAGAATCACAATCATCTGCAAAAGACTTTAACAATGACTTTTTAACAGTGGGATTAGTCAAAGCACAAATTTCATCAAACTCAGCCATCTTATCAGAAGCAGCTAAGTTAAGCTGTTTATTAACCAAAGAAAGACTCTGTTTAGATAAAAACTGAGACGGGAGCTTATCAGCCCATTCGCCCCAGTCGCCTTCTTCAGCGCGCTTATTGATGAGAGAAAGCTGTCGTTCACCGTTAGCATCAATGTAATAGCTCTGACCACCTGCTTTAATAAGGGAACCGAAAGGATTATCAGGGTCATCTTTAATCTTTTTCATTACATCTTCAGGAGGAGTTCCTCTTTTTTTATTGGTATTGAAACGAACATCAACTCCGGGAGGAAGATCATCAGAATAAACAGCCATTCCTTTCAGGTATCGATTGCCATCTACCAAAATACGAACCTGAGCATAATGTGAATTACCAAGGGAAAGATCATCCACTCCACGACGAATTTCAATTACGCCATCTTTATGAATACCTCCATCTTCAGCATAACAAATCTGCATACGCTTCGAGTCCATACTTTTAGGATAAACAAATTTGTCGAATGTTTCGCCGCCATCATGAGAAACATAATCTCTTACAGAATGAACATTTTCAAAATTATAAATTTCTTTATGCTCAGTTCCGGGAGGGCAAAGAACTTTGATGTTTGTCTGTTTACCAGGATTCGTTACTTGGGGAACGCCGCCGCCATAAATCGGATAACCTTCCATTTCCAAAATATAAAGAGCCTGGTTCATCTTTTCTTTAGAAATACCAAGCTCTCTTTCGACTCCTGTACCGACATCGATCATACCTTTTTCAGCTACCTGCTGTTTAAGGAAGTCAGCAGTAGTTTTTGCCTGATTCATTCTAGCCTCAGAACTTTCATTCAGAAGAGAACGAACTGAAGAATCATTAGCAAAACCCATTTTGTCAGCGATTTCATTCAAGCTATAACCCTTTTCTCTAAGAGCTTTAGCTGTAGCAACATCTTGAGATCTTCGTTCATCTTTAGCTAGACTCATCTGAGTTCTGAATTGAGTTGTACTGAGACCCATAGATTTTGCAATGGCGACTTCGCCAGTGTAAGTTTTTCCATCCTCATCAGTGAATGTAAAGTTGTTACGCTTCATTTCTTCAACTCTGGACAGAAAATCGCCACTATGTTGGTAAGGGTTATCACCGGAACCCCACGGATAGCGACCGGAACGACGCGGCATTCCATAATGCATAAGCATTTCTTCCACAATGGGATTCATAGTTTAGCCCTCCTGTTCTTTTACTTTTCTAATTACTTTGTCGAAAGTCACAATCTTATCCATAATTGGAGCGATGTCTTCGACGGTTGGTGTATGATACAGAATCTCGTTATTTTGATACAAACGAAGTTCAATATCAATAGTCGCCGGTTTAATCTTGTATTCCAAACAAAAAAGAGCAGCATATATTTCGAGCTGCTCCATGTGTGCCGGGATGACACCAGTTTTTAAGTCGTGAATACGAAGAGTGTTGTTGCGGAATGCGATAGTATCCGCAGTGCCAAAACAATTCTCAGAATAGAATAACACCTGTTCCGGAACCATTCGGAAACTGATAGCATCATTGACATACATATTCAATGTTTTCTGAGATTTGGGAAGTTTTTGTCCCAAACGAATACACTGACATGCAAAGTCATGAAGTACAGTTCCTCGTTGTGTAGCTAAGAATTTTGAATAAGACTCAGCCACTTTAGCTTCATCGTAATTGATCCAATGATACTTGCTGGCACCAAGAAAGGCGTGTTGGCCTTCAAGATTCGAATGATTGTTGAAGATCATGCAGCACTTCCTCCTTGTTTTCAGGACAAATAAATCTTGAGAAAGACATCTCATTCATCTTGTCCACATAGTATTCTTGATTAGGTTGCTTTTTTGCGCCAGCACTTTGCTTGCACTCTAAAGTTGCCCATTTGTTTTTATACAAGATGAGCAGATCAGGAATACCCTGCAAATATCCCGAATCGCTTTTCATAACAATGCAGCCGGGAAATCGTTTTTTAATCTCTTTGATGAGATTTGCTTGAAATCTACTTTCGAGCATACCAAATGAGCCTCCTTTCAATGCAATTTGGTCAAAACCGAAAAGGGAATGTCTATTAAAAAATAGCTTTTTTACTCCTCTCTTCATAAAAGGGGATGTTATTTTCGCGCGGTGCAAAAAGGCAATAAAAAAACCGAGACACCATTTTTCACAGCATCTCGGTCATTGATTTATTTTGAATTATTTTTCAGACACTTCATCAGCAGTTGTGTCTTTCTTTTTGAAAACCGGAATTTTATCAATTCCTTTTTTCGCATTTATCACTACATCGGTCATCATTTGTTTTGTCTTTTCTCTGCGTTCTTCTTGCTTAGTGATTTTAGCGATCTGCATTTCCGCCTTTTGTTTTTCAGCAAGTTCATACATATGTTGACACTCATCGATGACTTCTTGTGTTATGTACTTTACTAAAACACTTGAGCCTCGCTCAACTTTCTGCTTAGCTTTTGGGTGTGATTTGATGACCTGCATATCAAAGCAGTTCCTATATCGAATGTCAGCATCAGACATAGCTGCTTTAACAAGAGTAGCTTTAAGACCACAACTGTCAAGAATTTCTACAGCCTGTTCTTTGGTCAGTGGGTATTCCTTAGAATATAACTCCGGAACAGCCACCAACTTTTTTCTTTCCTCTATTGTTTTATCAGCATAATCACGCACAGCATCAATAGCCGGTTTAACGAGAGGCAGCACTGAAGCAGCCATTGTTATACCAGCAGCTATACCACTAACATTCTTATTGGAATTTTTATTCTCGCTCATACTCATTACCCTTTCCGAGGGCATTAAAAAAGTGCGCCCCCACAATAAGAGACGCACCGAAAAAGTGCTACCCTCATTGTTGCCACACAATCTCAAAAAGTCGCAAAGGAACACATGAGTAAAGAGAGAAAACACTTTTTACCAAAGTAATTTTCCCTTACGACTTAAAAAATATGAAATTGTGTGGCCTCTTAATTATAGCATAACACCCGAAAAAAGAAAAGGGCTTTTATAAAAATATCTCTTGACAAATCAACTGGTTTGTGGTATGGAAAATGGCTCGTGGCCAAAAGCCCGCTTTACTTGCCTTATTTATATAAATATTAAAACTTTTTATCGCAATTAAATAAGAAATAAAAGTGGGCAAGTGGGCAAAACGACACTTTCGTCCGAGCAAATTTGCGCAAATCGCCCAAAAACGGGCAAAAAAGGCCCAAAAAGTGCCGTTTTCAGAAAATGCCTCCAAATTTTTCTGCCCACTTTTGGTTTTCAAAAACGGGCAAAAGCCCACTTTTTTTGGCCATTTTTCAAGAAATTCGTCCGTACCATCTCTCAAAATTCTCACAAACCCGGGCAAAGCCCACTTTTACATTTTCGAAAGTGGGCATGAAAGTACCCGTTTTTTAAGTAGTCCGCACGCTTTTCTCAACGCCAAACTCGACCAGTTTTCTTGTCAATCAATACTACCCGACCTTCGATCTCAAAGCCTGCAAGTTCACACAGATAGAATATCGTATGTAGCAGCTTATGAAATCTTTCATCTTCTTTGTTGATGTTCCGAAGAGCCTCAAAAGCAGTAGGGTCGGAATATCCTTCCGAGTTCTTTCTCGGATTGTCTGTAGATGCCATAACAAATTCGCTCCTTTTCTTAAATCTTTTTCATGGTTGTCACTCCTTCTTTAAGACTCGTACGGACGTCGATGATTCTTTGATTCCGACTACCTCTGAAATCCAAATCGAGAGAACGCTCTTCCAATATGAATGGACCGTCCACCAGTACATCAATATTTTGAAGCAGCTCAACAGCATCACCTCGTCCGTACAATTCTTCAAAAGAGAAACCAGTGTAACACCAAACTGTCAAGCCCAACTCCTGAGCCTTCTTAGCGATGATGCTACACTGGTCTATCTGACAGAATGGCTCCCCACCAGAGATAGTAATTCCGTCAATGTATTCTTTGTTTTTTTCAATGTCAGTAAGAATATCATGGATAGCTACGACCTTACCACCATCGAAGGAATGTGTCCAAGGATTGTGACAGCCAGGACAATAATGAAGGCAGCCTTGTACAAATACCACATAGCGAATACCTTCACCATCTACTATGGACTCAGGAATTGTTCCCGAAATCCTGATTAACTGTGTGTTTGACACGATCTCGTTCCTCCGCTCTCTTAGCATCATTCCACTTATCCAGCGTACCTACAAGGTAACCGGTAATACGACGGATGCGCTCGAAAGGAACATCGTTCTTGAGAATATAAGTCAGCGTAACTTCATCGTCATTCTCGACTTCGATTTTCAGACCGATGAGTTTATCACCGTACTTGTCCTGTGCCATCTTAGCATAGACATCAATTTCCTTTTGTTCGAGAATACCATTTTCAATTCGTACATTCATTACTTGATCCTCCTAACTTTTTCTTTGATTTCAATATGTTCAGTTCGTCCACAGCAAGGACAAACATCATTGATAATACCGTTGTAACCGCACAGAGGGTCACGATCAACGGGGTGGTTAATTGAGCCATAACCGATGCCTGCCTCTTTCATGTGTCTTACAATGCGCTCAAATGCAGCAAGGTTCCTAGTGGGATCTCCATCCAGTTCAACATAGGAAATATGCCCTGCGTTCGTAAGAGCATGATAAGGTGCTTCAATATCAATCTTCTTAATTGCAGGAAGATGATAATAAACAGGAACATGGAAACTATTGGTGTAGTATTCACGGTCAGTAACACCCTTGATTTCACCAAATTCTTTTTTATCGGCTCGCAGCAAACGACCAGCCAGACTTTCCGCAGGAGTAGCCAAACAAGTTACATTCATATTGAGTTCCTTGGACTTCTTATCGCAGTAGTCTCGAATATAACTTACAATTCGCAGACCAAGTTTCTGAGCTTCTTCACTTTCACCGTGATGCTTTCCAGTGAGGGCTACCAGACATTCTGCAAGACCGCAGAAGCCGATAGAAAGAGTTCCATGCTTCAATACTTCTCGCACTTCATCGTCCGGACCCAGCCCATCAGAATCCATCCAGACGCCTTCCCCCATAAGGAATGGAAAGTTACGGGATACTCTGGAAGCCTGAATCTCATAACGGTCCAGAAGCTGTTCCATAGTCTTGTCCAGCATACCATCAAGCAACTTGAAAAACTGGTCAATATCACCTTCTACAACGATACCAAGTCTTGGCAGGTTGATAGAAGTAAAGCTCAGGTTGCCTCTGCCGGGTGCCACTTCACGAGTCGGGTCGTAAACATTACCCATAACTCTTGTACGGCAGCCCATATAGGCCACCTCCGTTTCGGGGTGTCCGGACTTGTAATACTGGAGATTGAATGGAGCATCGATGAAAGCGAAGTTCGGGAAGAGTCGCTTAGCACTTACTCGCATAGCCAGCTTAAACAGGTCGTAGTTAGGATCTTCGGGATTATAGTTCACGCCTTCTTTAACCCTGAAAATCTGAATTGGGAAGATAGGAGTCTCGCCATGTCCTAAACCAGCCTCAGTAGCCAGCAGAAGCTGTTCAATAGCCAGACGACCTTCCCAAGAGGTATCAGTGCCGTAGTTAATCGAGCTGAAAGGAACCTGTGCGCCTGCTCTGGAATGCATAGTGTTGAGATTGTGAACGAAACCCTCCATTGCCTGATAAGTGTCACGAGTGGTCTTCTCCATGGCATAGTCGAGAATCCATTCCTTATCTTTCAGATCATTAAGGCGTTCGCAAATATCATAGCCTTCCTTAAGATACTTCTGATAAGTATATCTAACACCTTCAGCCATAGCATAGTCAAAGTCAACTACAGACTGACCTCCGTGTTGGTCATTTTGATTAGACTGAATAGCGATAGCTGCAAGAGCAGCATACGAACCAATACTCTTAGGCGCTCTCAGATGCCCGTGCCCAGTATTGAAACCGCCCTTGAATAATTTACGAAGCTCAATTTGAGTACAAGTAGTGGTCCATGCATAGAAATCAAGATCGTGTATATGAAGCCACGCAGACCTATGAAGATCCGCAATCGCAGGCTTAACCAAGTAGCTGAGATTATACTCCTTGGCTGTGTTTGCACCATATTGAAGCATTGCGCCCATAGGTGAGTCGCCATTGATGTTGGCGTTGTCTCTCTTAAGATCGCTGTCCTTAGCCTGAAGAATAGTAATACTATCAAATATAGACTTTACTTTCTCTCCGAAAGAACTCTGCATATGAATACCTCCTTAAATATCATTTGTTGCGCGATGGAGGCTATGCTCCGTATCGAAACCGTCCGGATAACGGGCACGCAGTTTGTCTACATTCATCTGCATAATGGTTTCCAGATCATAACCAATAGCTTCAGCACTCAGCGCTAAGTACCAAGCAATATCACCCAGTTCCTTTGCAATATGCTCCTTGTCAAGCTCGTGACCTTGGAACAGGTGTTTTTTCAGAATATCAATACACTCGCCAGCTTCACCGTTCAAGCCCATAATACCATTCTCAAGCTGCTGGAAGGGATTAAGAGACTTATTAGCAGTACGGAGTGCATTTTTCTGGTATTCGTTAATTGACATAGTCAAATTCTCCTTCATATAGGGATAAAAATAAGAGCCAAGGTTTATTCCTCAGCTCTTAGATGATTTATGTTGTTCCCAAGCTTTACAAACTTTTTTGCATTCAGGGTAGTTTTTCATACCACATTTATTGCAAATCAGTTCCGCTCGTCCGAGATCCGGTATTTCTTCTTCGAAGTGCTTGACTACTGTAGTCCATGAACCGTCTCGTTCACGAACAGGGCAAGCCATTTTAGATTTTACTTTCATTCCTTGCTACACATCCTTTCAATGACGATCATGCAATAAGGTCTGAAGAATCTATCGAAGATAATTGCCGGAATAGTGATTATTAGCAATATCCAAAATATGTCTCTGATAATTCTCATATCATGACCTCCTTCATATTATAGCACAAAAATCAACAAAAGTAAAAGGGCTTGTTACGGCCCCTTTACCTTTGAAATTAAGTCGCTTAAGAAATCAGAATCTTGTAGCGCTCGTTCAGATCCTCGAACAAGTCGTCGTCTGCCGGTATGCTTACATGAAACTCAATCTTGCCCTTATCGTTCATAACCGTAAGAACTACAGGTTGAATTTTTTCAGCAAACAGCATTCGCAAACAAGTACCGAGTTGTCTGTCGTTCACTGCCAGAAAATATCCCATAGGCGTTACCTCCTTTCATAATAGGAGATGTAATTTTCGTGCAGTTATTCACACAGTTCAATACCGTAAGCAATACATCCAAAACGAATATCGTTATCAACATTAGAACCGTTATAAATAATCTTATTGCCTGAGATAGTAGTGAGTTCAGTTCCGACAGGTACAATGGGCAATAACCATAAAGGAATTAAATATAGATTTGGAGTTTCATCACTCCATCGTCCGAAACGCAATTCGATTGCCTCTTCTCGGGTAAGGGTTTTCCAATTGATATGTTCCTTAAGTTCATTCATGAGCTTGTCGTGTGCCTCTTTAATCTCCTTTCGACAAAACTCGTCGGACCAAGAAGAATACTGCACTGTTTCAGCAACTCTGTTTGCATACCAAGTCAAACAGTTAATAATTTCTTTTTTCATATTTTCTCCTTTCTCTTGAACATTTCTTTGATCTTCCATTTAATGATGTACCAGCATTGCTCTAAAGCACCAACTTTTCTGTAGCCCAATTAGTCCACATCCTTAATGCCAGTAATCAATTCACTGTAAGGAAGTTCTTCAATCCAGTTACAGAAAGTATGCCACTCGTCGAGCTTATGGTTTCGACGCCACTTGTAGATGTTCGCAAGAACTTCATAGTTCAGCATAATAGTGCGCTTCTGGTTGTAGCAGGTAGGAAGCATCTGGATCATCTGCCACCAAAGGTCTTTCTTATATTTTGCGTAACAATCATCAGACATAATGGTGTTTGCATCCACACGCTTATCATTTTTGCTAACAAACAATGCTCGATGCATATTAAGCAAATTGATTGTATCTTCCAGAATGGAACGGGACTGATCTGTCAGATGCTCAACCGAGAAATCATCCATAGTGAATTCTTTGGAATGAATCTTATGCATTGTGCTGCAAGAGTTACATACCGTACCGACCTTGTAAGTATCAAATTCCTTCCACCAGTAGAAAGGTGCATTGATAGTCAGGTAAACTACCATCATTCGACGATACTTAGCGTGAACGGGGCCACCATCAGCAAGGCTCTCTGCCAACTTATGATCGTTATCGCCCATAAACCAAGCGAAGTCAGCGGTTTCCATAGTATCCTCATCACAGATGTGAGTGGTATAGCTGTCGGAACGGTCCCAACTGTTCTTAGGATTACGCATACCCTCAATAACAATCTCATACTGTGCGGGGGACATAGTAACAAATTTTTCAATTTTCAACATTACTGTTTTCTCCTTTCAGTTTATCGGCTAATTCATGAGCAACATGTTGACACAAAAATTGATGTGCACAGCTAACACTTACACCATCGATAATTGTGGTATGATCTTTTGTCCATATAACCTTACCTTCATCATCGGTTTTACAAGTTGCACGAGCAAAGGGTTCAAATCTTTGACAGCCTACGCAATACGATGCGTAATTAACATGAATTTTGCCGATTGGTGTATCAAAAGTATCTCGTCCCATCACTTATCCTCCTTGACATAACGATCAAGGATTTTCTTAACCTTAGTGGTAGAGCCGAACATCTTTTTTGTAACAGCAGCACAGAAACCAACATACTTATCGTAATGGTCGCCCTCGCCGCAAGTAGCAATGGTCTTGGTGCCATCTTTCCACAGAATAATAGTCTTAGGACCACTGAAGATGACCTGCTTGATTGCGTCATCTACGAGAATACTGGAATCTGGAATGACAGCAAGGAATTTCTCCTTAAACCAGAACACACCGTATTCACTATCGGGATTGTTGTAGCCCTGAATCTGAACACCAATCTTATCCTTATAATTTTTACGAACTACGCCCACCTGACCGGTGAAACGGTTAGCGTAATCTGCACCAGGCATAATAGCCACTTTAGTACCAGCAGTAATCATTGTTTTTTCTCCTTTCAAATTTTGCCCATCAACTGGGGCATTTTGCGAACCCAATAAAGCTGGAAACCATCTTTGACGATAGGCGTAGCACCATACTTTTTCTCGAAAAGTCGTACGATGGCATTCCACTTCTGGTTCATTTCCTTAAAGATAGGGAAGGTACCGGCGTCAGTCTTGACATGGCGAACCTTCAAAAGATTCTGTACTTCAGAATTCATCTCATTCAGCATCTCAGCGATTGCAGTGGAGCATTCGTCAGGATCAGCAGACGCAAGAGCCTGTTCGTACTTAGTAAAATAGTCCTTAGCTTTCATAATCAATTCTCCTTTACAGAATCCACATGATGAATTTTACGGTAATAGCGATAACAATCGCAGCAACACACATACAAGCAATAAGACCCAAAGCCTCACCAACGACTTCGTAAAGTCGGCTCTTAGAAGCCTTACGAATTTCAGTGTGTCGAGGGGTTGCGTCATATACTTTTGCAATTTCTTGAGTTTTCATTGTTGAACCTCCCTTATTTTTTTTACAGTGATGAGTTTCTTGTAAATATCAACAGCTTCCTGCCCTTGGAATGCGTTGACAATATTAACTTTGCCTTCTTTTTCTTGTCTGCCGACGATGAGAACACCAATATCTTCGCCCTTGGTAAAATCAACACTCACAAGCAGACATTCATTAACTCTCAGATTGTCCATTGTTTTCCACCTTTCTTCCTAAATACCGCTTAATGTTTTCACAGAGTTTGTGGTGTTCGCAGCGTACAACGGTATCAGTTGTTTCTACAACATCCGCACCAGAATATAACTTTTTTCCTCTTTCAACATCAGCATCAAAATAAGGACAACTATGACAGTATTCTTGAACTTCTAATACAATCATAAGCTGTCCTCCTTAAGTGCTCGCTCCGGTAATAGGACCAATCTGCTGAAGATATTCAATTATGGCGTTGATCCTCTCGGCAAGTTCTGGATCTTCAATTTCTGCTGCAATAGCAGATAGTTCATTGATTAGTTCTTCTCCCTCAGTGAGGTCTAAAATATAAACCCCACCGCTGTAGAAAGAAGACACAGCGAAAGCCAGAAGCGTAGGCTCATCAATGTAGATTTCAGAAAGTTCTCCTTCATAATAAGTAAGCTCTACAGAACTCATAAGACTGTAGTAGCCGTCCTCATGTGCACGAATACCAATGCATACATGATCTTCGGCAACCCGCTCCGAGGTCACCTCGGGTTCTTTTGCTTGGCATCCTGTGAAAGCTAAAACCATAGACAGGCTTAGTAATATAGCTAATAGCTTTTTCATGTTTCTTTTCTCCTTTCGGTTAAGCAGCCTTAGCAGCTATTCTATTAGGCTCGTACTTAAGCGTACTCTTTGAGTAACTGCTGACATACTTGGTTTCATTGAAGTTGCGTTTCTCGGTCAGTGCTCGACTAATAGCCAAGTCAATAGCCGAACGAGTTTTCAAATGATAGTAGTAGAGGTCTTTGAAAGGCGTATTAAGCCTGTCCGTTCGACCCGCTGACTGCTTCATGATTTTGTATGAGTAGTTCTGCGAGTAGAAGACGATAGTGTCCGTACTTATGCAGTTCCAACCCTCAGCTCCGGCGTTATACTGAACCAGATAGACCCAGCTATCGCAAGTAGGAATAGGCTGATGTTTATGACCGTTCCACTCTGCGATCTCAACATCTTCGCCATAGTAGGCGTTTTTCAGAATATCAAGCTCATAGTCGAAATTGTAGAAGACAATCATCTTAGGATGTTTTTCAAACAGCTCCAAAAGAGCCACAAGTCGAGAATCGTCTTCGTTTACAATACGACGCCAAATATAACAAAGTTCACTGGCAGTAGCGATAGGTTCGTTTTTATACGGATTCCAACGCTTTCTTCCAACATCTTTGTATTTAGCAACATCATATTGCACATAAACATCTTCATGATGAGAACAGGTTTCTCTTTGGAAATCCATCTCGACCAAGATAGAGTCGCGAAGCCGAATAAGTCGATTAACACCCAAATATCTATCTACCTTTGGATATTTGCCGTTTACCCAAGTCATGACCATATGCTCGTTCTTGAAAGCTGTTCGGTTCTTGTAGAAACCATTAGCCACGAAGACCGGAATATAATCTTCCCAGGTGTCGCCGGGAGTAGCGGATAATAGAATCCACTCATTGACTTTTGCGATTTTCAGAAATGCTTTCACCCATGCTCCAGAGCCAACAACACGCTGTTCGTCAAATATAAAGAAAGCGTCCGTAACCGTTGCGTACTTACCGATGTTGTTCCATGAGTCCACAACAATTTTGTTTTTATATGCACTGACTTCCGGATGAGTAGAAAGAAGGAAGGGCGAAAGCTCACCCTCCCATTCCAAAGTATCTCTTTTTCTCGCAGTAGTGATAATGTAAAGATCTTTCGGGGTACCTGGCATTCGAACATAATTCTTGGTGCCTAATTTACCACCGTTTTGCTTATAATAATAAGATAATGCGGTTCGAGATTTACCACTGCCGACGCCGCCACAGAGAATACAGCCGTTTTTCATTCTGTTGACAGCATCGAGTTGATAATCTCGGAGAGAGATGCCAGCCATTTACATCACTCCAAATATACGCCGCATCGACCACACCGGAAAGAAATACATAGGTGTATACCAATAGTTTTCTGTAGAGTCGTTTGTGGTTATTGGGTCTGTAAGTGAATTACCGACTTTGACATATCCAGCAACCCCAATCAGAGATAACTGAATATAACACATCAAAGCAACTGTCATATCAATGTCTTGTGCTACTACAAAGACATGATTCTGATAATTATAATCAGCTTTTTCAAGTCGTTTTTTAGCAGCGTGAACACCAGCGATTAAAGTTGCTCCAGCTCCACAACACGGATCATTGATGGTGATATACCCTTCTTTTTCGATCTTCAATACGGCATCTTGCATAGAAATTTCCGCCATCAATTCACACACATGATATGGTGTAAAAAATTGACCGTTATGCTGATTACCGAGATTGAGCGACATATAAATACTACCCAAAAAGTCTTGCTCTGGATTTTCTTCCAAAGCCATGACAGTGTGGGCAGCGAGTTCTGAAAACAGGGGCTGTTCCTGTTTGTTGTATTTTTTGATAGTTCTTAAATATAACGCTTCTCGCTCATCATAATGCTGCTTATCTACAGGATTGGATAGAGCGCAGGCGTACATTACGATAAAGTCTCTCCATACATCCCAAGAGCGATGTCGATTGGTAAGTTGTTTGAACACCCGGAGAAATTCTTTTTCAGGATTGATTTTCTGTTTTTTCTCCGCGGGCTTTTTTCTTTCAACTTTTTTTGGTTCCTGAGCAATGCCATCAGCCAATCCTTTTGCTAAATATTCACCCGCTTTAACATTCTCTTCAATGTGCTTAGGAAGAGTAACTTTTTTTTGAGGTTTTCGTTTAGGCTTTTTCTTTTTCCAGAACATTAGACTTTGACCTCCTTTTTACAAAGGCGATCACATGTTGTTTTGTTCACTACAGAAGTAGAAAAGCTAACCTCTGGAAAGCTGTCTTGTGAGAAGCTGAGAGTAATGTAAAAATCCGTAATCAAATCGAGATCCGGATGAACCATAGTTTCAGCTCGATTGATGAGTTCTTGTCCGGCATCTTTAATTTGCTGAACTAATTGCTCACGATATTTTTTACAGTTTGCCATGTTTCTTTTCTCCTTTCGGTGAATAATGAATGGAGAGCTGTTTCCTATAGCCTTAGGACATTAACTACTGGCAACAGCAGACACTCTCCATTTCATTTTTAGTTCAGATCTTCGTCGTTTTCAGGATTGAAGTTGATGTCATCATCAGAATCATGCATAACCTGACCTCTACGAGCATGACGAGCCAGAATAGGATCATCTTCAATACGCTGGAACACTTCCAGAGTCTTGATATACAGAGACTTACCACGATCGCTTTCATACTTATTCAGCACAACATTGACACGGTCAATCCATGCGTAGTCGATACAGTCCACAGACTCCTCATCCAGTTCAGTAACACTGTCTTCGACAACGAGCAATACCTTAGGAGGCCACTGCTTAGGCTCACCATTACGATTGCGATAAGCCAGCTTGATGACAACATAGTAGGTAGGAACAAATTCCTCCTCGTCGCCTTCTCTCGGCTTAGTCATCTTGACATTGAAGCCCTCATCGATAAGCTGACGAGCCATAGCAATATCCGGAATTACCAGATTAGCCTTTCTTTCGGCGCTGCCATACTTATCGCGGCTGGGATCACCAGAGAAATTGGTGCTAAAGATAAAACGGGTGTTTTCGATAAACAGATTATTGGTTCTCATAATTAGTAGAATCTCCTTTCAATTTTTTGCGTTTATCACAAGGAAAAGGACATAAGCTGCACTCTTTTTCACTCGGAATGCAGCCTCCATCCTTAGAATCATAGCGGGCAAGACTTACAATCCAAACGATTACTAAAGCTATACCCAACAATGCGAGTATCATAAATATCACCTCACATCAAAAGGTGTGGGTTCATCTCCATGAGGTTCACCGGCCCCGAACCAAGGCGGAGTATGGTCAGAAACAAACGGCTCATCAGCGATGAATCGTTCGAAGTCACCATAAGAAGACAGGGACTTAACAGCCTCGTCAACAAGACCGTTATAATATCCACGATCAATGTCATCCTGCTTTCCAAGTTCTCTTACCATTTCGGATTCAAGCCAACGGTAACCCTTAGAACCAGTAGCAGCGGCATAACCCTTTTCTTTGGTTTTCTTGTTCTCCGTTTCACGAAGCAAGAGTCCGCCACCACAGCCTGGCTTGATAGGACAGAACTGACCAACTTTTCCGACGAAATGATAGCAGTGTCCCTTAGCAATCATCTCCTCAAGTTCTTCGTCTGTTACATCCTGCCAACGTGTAAGAATATCACGCTCTCGTTTAGATAGAGGATTGTCGATTGTGTCAGGCTTGGAACGAATAGACTTAACAAGTTCTTCGTCTTCGACATTTACCAAATCCTCATTCATATCAAGATACAGAGCAGAAGTAACCGACTTGGTTTCGCACATATCCTCAAATTCGATGCTTTCTCTGGAGAAGAGTTTCTTGAACACATAAGGAACCTGGAACTGAGTGCCAGTCGCAGTCCATTCTCCGGCGTGCTTGCCGTCCTTATACTTGGCAATATACACAGCATCGTTTACCAGACACATACGGTCGTATGTAGCCTCGTGTTCGAAGTTGTAGCCATAGAGCTTTCCATACTCCATAACAAAATCGATAATCTCCGGAGTAGCATCCGGGATCTTAATCGAGTCTGTCTTAATGTGAGCAACAGTAAAGCCTCGCTTCTGGACCTCATGCTTGAGGTTAACCATAAACAAGGCTCCGCGTTTAGCTACAATATTATCTTTGTTTCGAGGATCTCTGAACGGATGTTCAAAGCTTGCTGAAGTCAAACCATACACCGAGTTAATTGCGATTTTCAGCGCCTGTGCCAAATCAGCCGCAGCGGATTCGTCTGTCAGATACTTAGCCAATGCACCATTCAGCATCTTTTTCGCTTTATCAAACTCTTTGTGCTTGATAGCGATACGAGCCTGAAGAATATCATTGAATCGCTTGGTGTATTCCGGTCCAAACAGGTCTTCAGCAACGATACTGCTCGGATGCATGGAAGCAATATCAAGCAAAGCAATGTTGCTGTACATACCCGGCTCAGCGTACACATAACCGCCTTCGCCAACTTCTTCTCCACGATAAATAGACTTGCCAGCATCGTAGGTATAACCAGGGAAGACAGGACGCTTGTTTTTGTCAAACGCCGTGAATTCGTCATAATCATCCACACGGAACGGCAAATCAGCATTCGGGTCGAAGATGGTGCTTTCATCGCCCATGAAGCGATAGTTAAACTGCTCCTGAGGTTTTCTGTTGTTACCAAAGATGATCTTGGTAGTCAGTGAGTTAGTGGTATCATTGACAGTCATGCCTGCAACATCAGCCAGAATCTGGCGTGCTGTGAAGTCTGCCTTACGAGCATTGAAAGTCGCTTCAGTCGCAATAACATCATTATCACAATACTCAGCAACCTTGGTCCAAAGCTCTTCAGGAACAGGCTGGTCCCAAGGAAGACCAAGCTCCTGATGATGCAAGCCCAATTCAATCTCAAACTTCTTCAAAGACTGCTTTTTACTGGAGAAGTCATAAACATCCGTGTAAGAGACATTATAGGCTTCGCCAAAGAAGCAGTTCGAATTACCGTTGATGATCTTATTAGACAAATTGAAAAGCTGCTCATTGGAATAGCCCATAAGTCGAGCATAAAGAATATGATTATCGTATCTGCGGCAGTTAAAACCGACCAAACGGAAACGCATCAATTCTTCAATCTCAGTAGGAGTAGGGTTAATCATACGAACAACAGGCTTTCCTTCGCCTTCAATCTTCCAGTTTACAAGGAAGAGGTTAGGGAACACCTCAACATCATAGAACACAAGCTTGGCGTCATCATTGTTTACACCAGCAGACTGTTCGGCAGATTTGAATTGCATTTTATTGACCAGCTTGATACAGTAGTCAGCTTGATGTGTGCTGCTTGCTGCAAATGCCAATACTGCATTACGCATGTCAGTCACATCGTATTTAAGGTCGCTCGCATAAGCTTCCTCAAGAATTTTGTAAATGAAGTCGATACTTGGCTTAGTAGCCGGATGGTATTCCTTATTCAAATTTCGTTTGATTTGGGTTCTAAGACCTTTCTCGCTCTTCACTCCTTCGAAATTTACCATTTGTTTTTCTCCTTTCAGTGGTAAACCAGAGTTAATAGTAGCGATTGGCAAGTCATTACATTTTGTGAGCTTTCGTCTCAACGAGCTTTTTCCAGTGAAGACCTTGACCTCAATATGGTCATCATAGACTCGACTTAACTTCGTCGGATCTCCGGAATAAATATAATGAAGATGGATGCCTTGCCCACTCTTGCTAAGCTCAGCATAAGTAGGCGGCCATTTACTTGCCTCTTTGAGATTCAATTCAAAAGACTTATTACCGTCTCTATCCTGAATATCAAAGTCAATAACAATATGGTTTTCCGGGACTTTTACATAATGAATTCTTGAAGTCGTCAATTCACTCAGTTTAGTAGTGACCTCATCCCACTTTGAAGTAGGAGTTTCTTTTGCCGTAGCATACTGAGCCGGACAATCTGCACATTCACAGTCGAAGACTGATGCCTGTTTCAAGAATTCAATTTGTCTATGCTCTGGTTCATGTTTTTCAGTATCATTAGGCTCTTCGAACTTTTCAGTTCTAAAACCAGAGTAATAGCTTCTAACACGAGTCCCATCATCCAGATTGAATCTTTCTTTGTACTCCCGGAAGTAGTTCTTAAGTTCTTCTTTGAAGATTCTCTGTGAGAATGGGAAAGTTACTTTTGCCTCGTCGCAATAGGTTTTATACATCTCCCACGAGGCTTTGAGAGTTGTCCCGTCTTCTCGTTTGAAGACATGGTAAGAATCAATAATGAAGTTGTAAAAATCATTAGATGCACCGAGCATTGTTACGGGAATATAATCATCGTACTTACCCGGATTTGACAGGTATACTTCTTGACAATGGTAAGCAATCGCACCAAGCTCAAAGTCAATCTGCTTCGTCACCGCCTTGTATTCCTTAGGCGCCAATTTATTGCCGGAAGGAGACACATCAATCAATCGTCTAATAAGACCAGATTTTGCGTCTGTAATCTTTACCGGCTTGTTAGTGCCCATAAACAGGAAACACTTAAAGCGACTAGCATAAGTAGACTTAAACTTTTCGTTTACCGTCATCAGCTCGTGAGAGACAAGGCTATTCAGTCTGGTATTATCCTCAATTCGCGACAAGTCACCATCGTGCTGGATGGCAACAAGAGGATTTGTCTTGAATGCCTCCAATGCAAATGAGTTGCTCGAAGAACCGAGCGCCTTTGCGTCAAATACAGAGTAATAACCCTCGAAGAGTTGCTGGATGATGTTCAGAACAGTTGACTTACCTGTACCCGCAGCACCATAAAGAACCATGAATTTCTGCAACTTTTTAGACTCGCCACAGACGATAGAACCAATAGCCCATTCAATCTTTGCTCTTTCTTCTTCAGTGTAGAGCGTAGACATAAGCTTATCCCATGCGTCTGTAGTCCCCTGTTCAAGAGGATACTTAAGTCGTTTGCTTGCATAGTCCTTTTTATTGGTAGGAGTATTAGAGAATATCAACTTTTCGTCCAGCATATGGAACGAGTCTCTCATTTGCTTCTGACAGTATTTATGCCACGAATCAATCATTCCAGATTCGGAGTCCCACATGTGCAGGACTTTGATGTTCGCGTCAAAATTCGAGCGATTTTCTTCCGCATATCGATCAAGTTCCCGGTCGATAAGCTGGAGCGCATCTTGCTCGTCTGTAGACCATAAACCTCGGTCTTCCAGCCAGATGGCATAGAAGTCACCGCCTCGGATCATAAGATCGGAGCTTTTTTTAATGATAAACTTCGGATAGATTTCTATTACACCACGCTTCGTACTACGGGTTGAAATCATTAAAAAGTCGATCATCTAGGTTTATTAGTCTCCTTCCGTCTTTTTGAGCTCCTTGATCTCCTTTTTCAGGCTCTCCAAGTCGCGGTTAATGCTACGAATTTCCATCTCCTGAACAATGAGATGAAGTGTCATTGTCATTCCGAAGAATGCAACACTGCGATTAAAGGAAGCCTGCTTTCTGAGTGACTTAGAAATCACTCGCAGGGTAGTCTCAGTGTCATTAAGACTATTAAAAATATAACGGATCATATCAGGCATGTTTCTTTTCTCCTTTCATTACAGGATGCTGTCCAGATACCAGTTCATTTGATACCAGATCTCAGCAGATCTCATATCGCTCTTGCAGCGTTCAACTGTGAATAAACCGCCTTCGCCATTTCGTTTGTATTTGCGGTCCATGAATCGAAATATCACTTCGTTCGTATACGCCGCATTGAATCGAGAATCACTCATAGTACCCAGACCAAGGTTTACAATCATGTTCCAAAACCATTGGCCCATGCGATCACCTGCGTCAGAGTCTTGCATAATATGCTCCTCGCAACGAAATGCCAGCGCAATCAGCATCTCTAAAACGCTACAAGGGCGATTGTCCAAATAACTGGCAATCATAGGTCCCTCGTATTTATTTTCGTAACCAAAACGGTATCGAAGATCCATCCCATCTTCAGCTCGGTTACCATCCATCGGATGAGTGTATTGGAAGTCAATCTGATGCAGATGACTCAGTAGCTTTCGATAAGACAATCTTCGATGATACCGTTCGTTACATACGAGCTGACACATCCATTCAAAATATTCGTTGTTCAGCTCTAATTCAGTCATTTAGTCCTCCGTATCGTCGTCGGGATAGACTCCAGCAACAGCAGCAAAGGTACGATTATCTCTGCAAATCTCATAATCGCATCTTCTACGGTCATTACGAATATGAACACAGTCCTTTTCATAATCACCGAAATGTTCTGCAAAGTCTTTACCGACGGTATCTTCAATATTCTCTACGCGTTCGTCTTCGTCGTCCGCCAGAACTCCATCGGAGTAGTAAGTCAAGCTAATAACCGTATAATCGTTATTAGCAAACTCCTCAGGAGGGATAACATAAGGTTCATCAACCACAGTTTCATCCTCCTCGTCCTTTTTCTTAATGCCATTCTGCTCACCAATGCTGGAGTAATTGGTATAACCCTGCTCCTGCAACTTGGCGGCATAATCTACCAGATCCGGCTTGAGCTTAGCCATATCAGCCTTCTGCTTATTGCTCTCATTGGAACCTTCTTCGAAGTCCTTTTTAGCGTTCTTCAAAGCATTGGGCTTGCGTTCAGCAAAAGCAGCTTTAACCGAATCGATCTCTTCCTGAGCAATCTGCTCGTAATATCTCTTGCAGTAAAACCATGCTCCGACAGCGCCTACAGTAGCTCCCGCCAAGAACATAGCAAAATTGATTTTACTCATCGTAGTCCTCCTCGATTTTAATAGTAATAACAGTTACGGCGAGACCTCCAAACAGCAATGCTGCACTCAGAAGAATCCCGCCGGTAATATGCCTCTTTCTCTTACTGTCAAGCATAGAGTCGACAGCAGAAATGAAGTCGTCCAAAATATCCATTTAATACCCCTTTCCACCAGTGAGAACAGCAATACCTCCTACGAGGCAGAGTCCGGCCATAGTGGAAAGAATGTAAGAAAACAAAGCTCTCATTTTATGTTCTCCTTTCATCAATCATAACTTGAGAAATAGTGACAACACTCTTGAAACATTGGCTCTCCATACTTGCTGTAGTCACCAGCCGTGAAGAATACGCACTCATAATTTGTGCGATTCAAGAGTTCTTCTTTTACCAGTTCGACAATTTCGGGCATGATATAACATCTGTCAACACGACCATTCCACATGGAGCTAAATGCATTTGTCTGATATATAACATCATGCACCGTGTCAGGAAAATGAGGATCATCCATTCGGTTCAGAATCGTATCGATAACGAGTCTTTTACCTAACTCGGTTTCACCTTCTGCCTCAGCCATAGTCACTAAAGCAATCAAGTCGATTTCTTCCTGCGTGATGGGATAAGGCCATACTTCTTTTGTTGGCTCACTATAATGAACCATTTCGAATATAATAGGCTCATCTTCAACAACGACAGGCATAGTCGATGCTGAAACGAATTCTTCGTCTGTATGAATTGGATCATCAATCACATTGAGCAATATCACAAAACAAGCAATAACGCTCAAGAAGACGGATATGATCCTCGTTAATGTGTTCATAATTAGATCTCCTTTTTCTTAAAAAATAACCACCCCCAGATTAAAGTCTGAAGATGGTTTATTACATCTGACTCCAGATGTTGCCTTCAACATTGAAGTCGAGCAGAAGGGCAGGTTCATGACGACCGTCTTCGGTCTCACGTTCTACCTCGATAATGCGGAAGTTGATATAACCGTCCGGGCCATCCTTAGTCCAGCCTACAATCTGACCGGCAGGAGTACGAGGAAGATCCAGATCATCGAGAACCTCATTCAAATATACATGACCACGAGCCTGAAGCTTATCGTTTGCATACTGCTGCTGAGCCTTCAGGAACATACGGTTGTAATCCATATTGGTCTCGTAGTTACGGCTCTTGTTGTCGAAGTAGACAGCATAGTCGCTCTGAAGATTAGGATCAGCAACCATAACAGTCTTCTTGACCTTTTTCTGCTTACCGGTTTCAGGGTCAGTCTCGACTTCCTCGAATTTCTTAGCCTTGATGTTATACTTCAATTCCTGATCGACCTGCTCGCCAAAGCGTTCAATAACACGACCGCGATACTCCTTATAACTCTTATCAATGGCAGCATAAGCAGCACCAAGAGCAATGTTACGCTTACGAAGAATATTGTTAGATGCAAGAATGCTGGTCACAGACAGAGAACCGAGAATAACAGCGGGAGCGTAGAGCTTTGCATACTTGACACCGGTCTGAATATAAGTTACAGCAAGTTCCTTCTGTGCATCTTCCTTGGTATAAGTTTCGCCAGCAGGGGTAACACCGTTCTTTTCAGCCTCATGGATAGCATCAATCGTATCCTTAGCTTCTTCAGTGATCTTTCCTACCTTAGTAGTAGCCTTACAAGCAATAACGGCACTGGCAACAGCACCAACAACACCAGCCACAACGAGAATCTCAGGACTGTGCTTCTTGAGAGTCATTGTGGTCTTATTGATAACGCCACTAACGCTCTTCATGATTTCGTTCTTATTTTTCATGGTTTAATTTCTCCTTTACTTATTTGTTAGAATTGATTTCCGCACCACAGGCAGCATAGCCAGCCAAATCGACATAACTGTCGTCCGTAGCCGTTCCTGTTCTGATTCGTGCGATCTTGAGCAATGCCATCATCATGGCAACATCGTTTGCTGTAAATTCAACGCCCTTATAGACGCTCCAAAAACCTGCGATTGCAGTGAAGTTATCTTCGGGAGAACCGTATTCATTCTCCCGCTGACCACATACACAAGCTTTTGCTTTATCCAGAGTCTCAGCTCTTGTCATAGATTTTCTCCTTTCAGTTCAGTGGCACAACTCTAGGCAGTTTGAGAATATAACCATCTCGAACTCTTACGGGCTGTGCGCCATTAAGGTTTGTCCAACCATAACGGTTCATTGTGAAATTATCATTGGGAACACGAGCCAGATCATACAAATCAGCTACGCTGACAGTACCGTACTGAGCAATAATATCGTGCATTGCATCAAGCACAGACTCAGCATCACCACGAGTATCAAAGACAATATCATCGTAGTCGATACCGCTTCGTCTTGTTGTGCCAGAGCCTGCACGAACACGATCGGAATTCTGGTCGTAGTAATTTCTATACGACACTTTCTGTGTTCCATTGTTTCTCTTGGATCTACCGGCTTCGCCGTACAGAATCATATCGATACCTGTAGTAACAATGTCGGAAATAGCCTTCTTAACAGCAGGTACAATGACCTCCATCAAAATATAAGACTTAACATTATTAGCATCTTCGGCGATAAAGACATCAGCGAATTTCTGCATTTCGCCTTTCTTTCTTGTTTTTGCGGTTCCGGTAATAACCGCCTCTACTTTCTTATCTGACTTTTCGGTTTGCTCACGACGAGCCTTGTCAGAATTAGATTTATATTCCTCCACAGGGTTTCTCCTTTCTTAAGCCGGAATAAGCTTGCCGGGCAATGTGATCTTGGTGTTAGGTGTCAAACCGTTTTCCTTTTTATAACGATAAGTAAGATTACTTTTCGCTTTAGCTTCGGAAGGGGCGTATGTAGAAGCTTTCCAACGATGCTGGACGCAATCTTCAAAACGCATAACGGGTCCATCATACCTGTATTCTCTCATGTGCTTAACCTCCAATCTTTTCAGGTAAAAAGATAAAAGGGAAAGCACCTTGTTACAGGCACTCCCCCTTATCCGAACCTTTCAAATTTCAGTTTTGTTTTAGTTTTCCTCAACCGCATCTTCGACCTCGGAATCAGCGTACATCACCTGCTCTTCAGCAGCCATCTTCTTCTGGTTGATCTGAGCCTTGATGTTCGCAACCACCGGTTTTGCCACATACTTGTAGACTACATAGCCCACAACTACGCTCAAACCGATACCTGCGGCGATCTTTACGCCCTTGCTCATACCAGTGTTTTCGATAACCTCTTCAGTAGCCTCGATGACCTCGTTGTTCATGATCTTAGTGTTTTCCATTGTGAAATCTCCTTTCAAATTTTGTGAAATTATGGAAGTGTTCTTCCATTAAAGCCGTTGTAAATTTCGCGCGGTAAATTACCTATAATCGTAGACAGGGGCTACTCTGTAGTCCATTACGAGGCAAGGTGTGCCGTTTGCGTCCAAATGAGACGAGAAATCGATCTCAATATAGCCTTTATCAATGTGCCAACCGAGATCATCGCCTATTTGTGTGCCATCCAGACCGAGCTCATAGTAGAAATCATTCAAGCTGACATACATTTCATCACGCATTTGTCGGTTAAGGTTGTTAACAATACGAGTGATAGTATCTCTATCGGACTTGAAATATCTGCCGGAAATAGCATCATAGCAAATGGTGTTGCCGCCACGCTCAGTCAAGATGACCTCTCGTACAGGGTTTTTGACCATTTTTTCTTTTGCTACCTGTTCACGAATAGTTTGTTCCTTCTTTTCTCCAATCGTTTCAACAACCTTTTCCTGATACTCTTTGAGAGTAGATTCAGACAGAGTATAAGCAGTAGCAAGAGCTGCATTTCGACGGAAGTTAGTGGAACTTGCTCCTACAAGGCAAAGAACAGAAGCGGTACCAACCAATGCTGATGGAATATAACAAGGCCATGCAGCCTTAACTGTTTCCATCTTTGTCAGTTCATCAGTACCAAGCTCATCTTTTTTATCTTCAATAAGAACAAGAGCTTTAGGTGTAGCACGAACCGCCATAACGGTAGTAGTAATCATACCAGCAATGCCAATACCAGTAAGAATTTCAGGGCTATGCTTTTTCATAGCAGCCCTGGCACTTTTAATAATGCTTGATAAGTTGGGTTTAGCCATTTGTTTCTCCTTTCAACGAGTCAATATTCGCCCACAAGGGGCGTCGATTTATTTAACCAACCAGAAAACTGGACGAACCCCGGAAGAGTTCGACGCGCTGCCGCAGTACGCAGCGCCATAGGTGTCCACAGCAGCGAAACGCGCCGCAGAGTAATCTTTCTTAGTTGCATTTTGCAGCCAATACCACTCGTAGTCGTCATTGAAGTCAGCAACACGATTCTTGCGCTTAGCCATGAGAGGAAGCTGCTCATCATTGTCAGGTTCGATTGCTCGTTTATACCAATCATCGTGACCGAAGATCATACCGTATGTAGGCAGTGCGAGATCTTTAATTCGATCCTGCAATTCCTCAGGGAATGCGTTCAACAGAACAGTATCAATCCATTTCTTCATGTGAGATTTGGCATAACCGCCTTTATTCGTCCAGTCGTCGTTCATCTGCTGCTCGGCAACGCAATCGTCAAACATAAACAATACACCCTTATCGGTGATCTTCTGAGCGGTTGCAGTAAATTCGCCAAACTCTGCCAAAGGAATGACAATCTGATCGCCCACCTGAATTTTCTGAATGTCCTGTACTTCCAGTTCCTGTTTTCTCATTACCTTCATCGTATTTTTCTCCTTTTCATTGTTGTTTGCAAAGAACTCACGGATATTAAACCATTTGTCTTCCATGAGATTACCGATTTCATCAATAGTAGAACCCCAACCATTATCCTTGATGCGGATATACTTGTTAGGAAGATCTTCCCATTTATCAACACCAACAATTTCAAGAATCTTAGAAATTGCTTCCAGTCCCTTAGCTGAGAACACTCTCTTTTCAGTGCCCCGATCATACTGGTCGATAGCATATCCTCCGATTCCACATCCGCTACATCCAAACTCAACAAAGACCATAAAAGTCAAGATGCCGTGATCTTCTCTACCAAACATAGTAGAAGTAATTTTTGCATTTCTGATTTCCATTGTTTCTTTTCTCCTTTCGGTTTTCAGATAAATAACAGAATGATTTCTTCTGCTGTTTCATAAGCCGTTCGAAATATAAATGTTCGTTGCTCGTCATCGCCGCTGTGATAAGCGTAGCAATACATTTCGAACATAAAACTCTCGATCGTATCAATAGGTGGGTCAAATGGACGATCCATGATACGCTCGATAATTTCTAATGCAGCCCATTGCTCATAGGACCTTTTCTTAAATTCGTATTTGTCCCAAGAAAAAGCAGGGCTAAAAAGATGCTCACGGATAAATTCCGTGATGAGTGTCACGGCTACATCGCACATAACTATTTTCATCGGACAAGAAGAAAGAGCCCGTGTTAGGACTCTTCTTCGTCGTCTTCATCGTTCAGTGCGGCAAGCTTTGCGTCAATACACTCGTTGATTTTCTCATCCATTTTCTTCTCGTTTACCCAATCGGTAAGCAATGTCATTGCTACACCTCCTACAGTAGCGACAAGACCAAGGATTTTAACCAATTTACTGTTGTTCATAAAGCGAAACCTCCTTTTCGTTTTTCATAATGGGGAATGTTATTTTTGCGGACTTAGATATCTTCCATCCAGTCCGCTGTAGGCTCAAAAACCATATCGATAATATAAATCTCCATACCATCTTCGAGAGTCACTCGTCGATGATTGAAATCGATCCAGTAGATATCGCCATTTACAGAAGACCAGCCAACAGCATCACCGAGTTCCGTCTTTTCAAGTCCTAAGAACTCGTAAAAGTCATTCAGAGGAATAGTACCCGCAAACATAAAGTTGCGATTCAAATGGTATTCAGCTTGAATAACCTTTTCGATGGTTGTTTCAAAATATCGCTGAGAGAAACTGTCATAGAATGTACGGATTATCTCAGGTTCCATTCCTTCACCAAAGTCCAACGACGAATTCATGAAGAATCCTGGTGTTGAAATAGACACGTCCTTACACTTTTCGCTCATGATTGAGTCAACAATAGCGTTGTGTGTTTCCTCTCCATACAGTTCTTTCAGCTTGTCCTTATATTCCTTGTAGGAATTCTGGACGAGTGCATAGGCACTTGTAAGTGCTGCCTGCTGACGCCTGTTCAAAGCGTTCGCACCCATAATGCAGGCGATTGTGGAAGCTCCTATTGCTACAGCCGGAATATAACATTTCCATGCCGATGCAACAGCTTCTTTCTTGGTGTAGGCGTATGGATCTCCGTCATGATTCTTTCGGCTATCAGCATGGATTTTCACCACAGCTTTTGGGGTAGCCTTAACAGCCACGACAGCAGTTACCACAACACCTACAGATGCTATACAAGATAGGGCTACCGGAGAATACTTCTTGATGTAAAGCCCTGACTTATGCAGCACCGTTGAGATTGCTTGGTTCTTGCTCATGTTTCTTTTCTCCTTTCATGTTTTTATTGCATAGCGTGCAAGAGGTCCAAAATATCAGCCGCCATATTACTGGCAGTCTGAAACATCTGGCGTGTTTTAGGGTTTACCCTTGAATATCGAGCCGTTGTCATCATGAATTCGTGTGTTAATGTACAGAATTCCTTTACGGACCCGTTCGTACGAGGGTAAATATGCTCGGCGATATAATCTAAGAGCTCGTCGACAGCCCATTGCGAATAACTCGCTTTCTTGAATTCATCGGACCACTTTCCAAACAACGGCGGGTACCATAGGTCCATCTGGTACATGTCGCAAAGAATAAGTCTAAGCTGTTCGATGCTCATGGTTTCTCCTTTCGTTAAAATAAAAAGTAAGAGAGACTGTATCGGAATCGAACCGACGACCTCCACGGAAGTGTGGCGCTCTACCAACTGAGCTAACCCGTCTCTCATAAAGAGCGTTGTAAATTTCGCGCGGTAAAAAAGAAAAGAGCCGTTGTTAGCGGCCCTAATCCTTATAAACCAATACTCGCAAGAATTTTCATGAGTTCTTCCTTACTGAGCTCGGCATCTACATCCAAGTGGACATGCGTTTTTCCATCGGTGACTGTAGCATTAACCTCGTTAAGCTTAAGTTCTACATCGTAACCAAGCTTCTTTCGGATTACCATACTCACCAACTTTGAAATGATGCCCGTAGTGAATTTAGATCCAATCTTCATTTCGTCCATACTCCTTTAACTCCTTTCAAGTTGTTTCCGTAAAAGACGATGTATTTTTGGCGAAAAGAAAAGAGCCGTTGTTAGCGGCCCTAATCTCAATAAATCCAATTCTCTTTTGCAAAGAACAGTGGAACTGCAAACATAGCCATAAACACAAATGCTGTAGCATCATTCTCTAACGGTATTCCTACATAACCGCAAGCCAATAACACAATAGCAGATAGTTTGTTTTTCCAAGTTTTCATATTCGTATCTCCCTTCAAATTTCTTTTGGTTTTTCATAAAGGGCGATGCGATTTTGGCGATTAAATATCTCGTCTATCAAATACTGTTTCCCAGCGTTCTCGCTTAATGGGCTTCATCTTAAGTGCCCACATTATCTGTCTGACAGTAACAGTAGGGTAGAGTCCGTCCGTACAAGCTCCAGCACGATTATTGAAGTATTCTCTGAAATCGGGATGCAAATATAAAGCATCTGTAATCCAAGGGTCAACTTCGCTCCACCATGTACTTTTTGTATCCGGGTCAAAACGCTGCTGAATCACAGCAAGACCCTTATCCTCTATTAAATATAAAGTGCAACTATCATAAACAGGATGCTCACAGACATAGCGAGAACCATACATTGAGAGATAGATTGCTGGTTTGTCGAAATGATAACGCATATATATCACCTATAAAAAGAAAAGAGAAAGAGCCCTCGTCAGGACTCCTTCCCCTTGCTAATAATCTTATTTAGTCTTCACAGACATCTTCCTTTGACGGATACAGGGCTTCATATGCTTCGTCATTCTCGAATCCATAATGTTCTAAATCTACGGAATGACCGCATACGGGACAGATCAATACTTCTTCCCATTCATCCTCAAATTCCATGAGGGCCCCGCATTCACTACAAACATACCGTCCTGTAAGTAAAGCGTCTCTCTGTGCATCGTTAAAAAAGCTCATTGCAAATTACCTCCTTGATGATTGTGTGGCACTTTAAGTATACTCACCACTACTAATTTATCAAGAGATAAAAAGCACTTTTACATCTCTCACAATAGAGATTGTAAATTTCGCAGGGTAAAAACGAAGAGACCATGCATTATACACGATCTCTCCGCTTAGGAACCGGCTTATTACTTTGTCGGTTTGAATCGACTGAATAAACCTCTGAATGTCTGAGAAGTATAAGTTCCATCTTTCTCAAACTTAAAGCCTCTATTCATCCAAATGCCATAGAACATCAGCGGCAATATCAATTCAGCGGCAGCAATACCGAGTCTGAAGTAACGATCCTTAACAGCCTCATCCATCTGATTACGCTTAAGGTCGATTTCCGTATTACGGTTTTCTTCCTTTTCGTAGTAATCCATCGATGATTTGTCTTCCTCGATCTTCAGCTTGTACAGCTTAGCTAAACTTTCCACTGCTGCGGAATGTTGCTGGCTTCCAGCTTCGAGAGAACTCAAGTTTTCGATTTCGGACTTGATTTCTTCCTCCAACAATTCTTTAATTTCTTCGCCCATATTCATTTCTCCTTTCGTTATATTCTGGGTTCCATAAAAGGAAGTGTTATTTGTGCGGAATGAAATCTTCAGCTCGTACTTTCAGTACCACAAATTTCTTTCGAAGAATCGTACTTACATTTCTTGTCAACTCAAGAAACAGATACGGTTCGTCTTCTGGAATAGAATGATCTACTCGTAAACTGCCTACACTGAAAGCACCAAATATCAGACAAGTTGCAACAGCTCCGATAACGATGCCTACGATAATGCCAATAACGATTTCCATAAGTGGACCTCCTTTCTAAAATGTTTTTCAAAAATTTCAACCCGGGAATTTTTCCAAATACAAATTTAGCATGTTTTTCGGTCACCTTCGTCCGGGTTTTAACCTAGAATAAAAAGAAAGAGCCCATGTAGGACTCCTTCTCCAAAATATAACTTGTTATTTTTGCGAACCCTCATAAACTATCTTCTTTCTCAGGTCAGACCAAGAAATATAACGATCTTTCCGGCAGACAGGGCAGTAGAACTTATTTACCTTGCCTCCTATGTCTAAGAGTTCGCTACTATCAGCTTCAAGTCTGCTCTGACAATTCGGGCAGTTGAAACGATAGACTTTCTTAACTGCAATATCCACTATTTTCATCATTGTCTCTCCTTACTCAAAAGCCAGAAGAATCGTCTGTACAAGTCGTAATAAGTATCTTTACAGCATGGTATGTCAGTTCTGGCTCGCATATGGTCGTAAGATATCCCTTCAGTAATTGCCTTGAGAATATAACTGGCAAGTTGCTCGTCTGTCTCTTTAGCAACGCGCTCAATCATATCCATACGATCAGCATAATACAGTCGCTCCTCAAGATGCTTAGTAACCGGATCTGTGAATACATTCGTTTTGGTTGGTGGAACTGGTTGCGGCCATCCACTCGGATAGCTTATTAAAGAATTGTACTTACGCCTCCATATGGGATATTGTAGGCAGAAGTGTTTAAGCTCGTAGTAGCGGTGCTTGTCTATCCAGTAGCAATTTTTAGGCGATAGTTCAGGTCTAATTGTCGTACTCATGCTCGTTCACCCCTCCATATAAACCCGGTCTCTTCCCATAAGAGCTTGGGCGAAATATAAAAGTTGATGCGTCCGTACTTAGAGTTCATTTCCTCAATCTTGGTAACTAACTTACCATTTCTTGTAGCTTTTCCGATGGGTAACCATCCTGATACTATGCCGGCTCTAATCCAGGATGCATCTTTACCGTAAACTCGTGCTGCCACGGCTACAGGTACAGATCCCGCTGCAAATGTTATTTCATTCATTGGCTGTTGCCTCCTTTCAACAGCTATTCTAGGTTAGAAACTGCTTTCAGTAAAAACAACCTCGGTGGAAGTAGGCGCCAACGAAACATAGTCATCTCACATGGATAATCTTCAAATCCAAGAGTCTCGCAAGTGATGAGACCCTCGATAACACCAATAATGATATCGGCTTCATATTGTTTGTAGGGAAATATAAAGTCAGGCAACTCTCGGTGCAGGGACCCACATTGTTTGCATCGAAAACGCCTGATGTTCACTTTGGTCTTTCGACCGTATTTCGTCCTTACAATTCTTTTAACGCTGTCATAGTATTTAAGTTCACCGCTGCACTTAGGGCAGGTTGATTCGTTATTACTAATCATATTTCATCTCTTTTCGCTTAATTAAAAAAGTTAGTGTAGGAGTTGACAATTCCTACATAATGATATATGATTACTAATAGCAAATCAATAGGAAGGTGATAAACAATGCTTATAAAATGCCCCGAATGCGAATTACAAGTAAGCGATAAAGCTATAACCTGTCCGCATTGTGGTTTCCCATTACAGCCAAATATAAAACCAAGAAAGCCTC